AGTATTACAGACGCTACAAATCCAACTCAAAATGAATTATCACAATTCTTAAAGGATGGAGTTATAGATGTTACTAACAAAATAATATCTTTAGATCCTAAACAAACCAAGCATTTTATGGCAGAAAGTAGCGACCAAACTGCAAATGGTTTGAATTTGTATGGAGCTAAAATTATATCTGTAGTTCGTGAAGATGGAGTTACTTCTAATAATTGGAGGCCTTGTAGAGAAATAGATCCGTCAAGACAATATTTAGTTACAGATTCAGAAAGCTTAGATTATGCTTCTAAATTTAATCCTGCATACACATGCTTAGAAAATGGAAAAATAAGTGTATTTCCAGCACCAGGATCGGACCCAAATCAATTTAAAGTTTATTATGTAAATAATATCCCTTATAATAAAAGTGGATCAGCATTAGTTTATTCTCATAGTGATATAGGTATATTCCCCGATGATAAAGTTTATTTAGTAGTTCTATATGCAGCTATAAAGTCTTTAGAGGCTAAACTAGCTGAATACACTATAGATGAAGAAGATATAGAATTAGTGCAAGCTTTATCAGTTAATTTAGGTAATTTAAAAGAACAATACAATACAGCTTTTGGAGTTATGGCTCCTAAGCAACAAGCTCAGAGAGGTAGATAATGAAAGTTAAAGAAATAATGGAAAGAGCTGGTATTAATCAAACTGGTAGAGCTATAGCATATATAAAAGATGGTTTAGAAGAAATGAATATGTATTCTTCTATAAATGTAAAAAAAGGATCCAAATCAGAGGTATTGTTAAAAAGTAATACCCTTAAATTTGCTCCTCATATAAAAAGCGCTAGTCACCAAGATCCACTAGATATAGGAGCTTTAGGTAGTGGAATTATGCCTAGAAATAGTGATTTTGGATGGGCTGGAGGAACTGCGTTTCCAACATATGTAGATAGAAATAATCCTCCTTCTGGGTTTTTTAGGTTTAATTATATACCTGTCAATGCAACTGGAGATGTGGGCAATGGAACTGATTATCAAGGTTATATAAGTAGTGGGACTGATTTGCAATGGAGAGTAGATGGCGTTGGTGGTGTTTTTGGTGTTGGATATAAAGTAAGTAATTTGGTAGTTGGAGATAATTATTTATGGGAATTTGACAGTACTCTAAGCATTGCTAATACAAATGCATACGCAACTATATCTACATATAAGGGAGCATCAAGCGATGCTGCTGGTCAAACAGCATGGTGGTATACTCCATGGGAAGCAGATAATCAACAATATCAAACTGAAGTAATTTGTGCTAAAGCAATAACCGCTGGTGATAATGCTCATTCTAGTTTTAGTCCTCAAACATTTGGATCTAAACCGATAGATGGACAATTATCTACCCCACTAGATCAAAAAGGATCTATAATACCAATAGGAAAAACAAGTGATACAATAGAAAATAAATGGGGATTTAAGGCGACTGCATCAGAGCATTATTTTTTTGTATGGATGCATAATGCAGGTACTACATGTAAATTCACATTAGATAATTGGAGAATATCCCCAATACTTACAGAAGTTACAGATACTTCATCAGCCTCTTCTTTTTCTCAATTTGAATCAGGATCTAAATTAACAATAGAAAATTCTGTTGGTATTGATAGTAATTCAGATAATACTTTTTCAAATGGATATTATAATGTTCATGGTGCTAGTTCAGATGGCACTAAATTATATTTAGGCGGAACTGCATCTTCTAATAATTTGTCTACATTTATAGAAAACTCTTCTAATAATATAATTTTAAAAGGAGTAGGTAATAAATATATAGACATAGTAAAAAATAAAAGATTTTATGATCTTCCAGAAGAAGTAGTAAGAGTTTTAGATGTAAAAGTAAAACATCATTTAAATGAAACTGACAAAAGAAGATCTATTCCTAGATTTATAGGAAGACCAACAATTACAGATGAGGATAATTTATAATGGGTGCTTCTAGAGAATATGCATATTATTGGGAAGGTCAAAGTTTAGCTATAGTAGAATTAGATGATGGAGAATGGAAATCTCCAGTTGAAAATATTTCAGAATCTATAGATATTACATATACATACGTACCAAAAGCAGTAGATGGTAGTCCTATATCAGATGAATCAGATGAAATATCAAATATAAGCAATGCAATAGCTAGAGCTTTAGTTTATTATTTAAAAGCAAGAATTGCTGAAGATATGAGCGATTTTGAAACTAAAGAATATTATATGAGAGAATTTTATAAATTAATAGATAAAACAGAAAGTAATAAAATAGGTAGCGTTAGAATTATGCAAGCACCTATAGCAATAAGATAATGACAGATACATTAAGAACAGCAGGCGTTGGAATGGGAGGATTTTGGATATCTTTTATGGAGATGGTACCACCAGTAGTGAGTTTACTAGTTGGGGTTGCAACTTTTATCTATATGAGTATAAAGATATTTAAAGAACTAAAATAGGAGGCTATATGCCTGATGTTAAAGATGGTGTAGTTAAAAGAGCTATAGTTACACCAGATAAGCATTTCCCGTTACATGATAAAAAAGCCATAAATGTAGTTTGCAAAGCAATAGAATTAGTAAAGCCTGATACTTATATAGATTTAGGCGATACAGGAGAATGGGAGACGTTTAGTCCTCATCACTGGAGGCACAAAGAAAAACCTCCTTTAGAAGTTTTAATACCAATGTTAAATAAAGAAGTTAAACAAGTTAACAAAGGTATGGATATTATAGATCGCTCTTTGGATAAAATAAATTGTAAAGAAAGGCATTTCATACAAGGTAATCATGAAGTATGGTTAGATAACTTTGTTGATAGGCATCCATATTTGCCTGCTTACGAGACTAAATCAGCTTTAAGGCTAGATGACAGGGGTTATACATATTGGCCCTATATAAGTACCAAAAAGCTCAAAATAGGCAAATTAAACTTTACACATGGTGATTATGTTCCTATACATCACGCTAAAAAGCATTTATCAGCGTATAAAGAAAATATTATATATGGACATACACATGACTTACAGAGGTTTACAGAAACAGGCCTTGGAGGCACTCAAAGTGCATGGAGTTTAGGATGCTTAAAAGATATGAAATCAGAGGCCAATACATGGCTTAAAGGAAATCTACATAATTGGAATCATGCATTCGCTATAGTTGATTGGTTTAAGAATGGTGATTTTAAAGTAGAAGTAGTAGAGATAATAAAGGGTAAAACTAGTGTATGGGGAGAAATGATAAATGGCTCAACTAAGTAAAGAAGAAATAGATAGAATTAAAAAAGACAGAGCAGTCAAAAAAAGAATGATGGCTGATTCTTTACGATACTATGTAGGGATACAATCAGTACCAGCTATTATGATTATGGTTGGAGTTCTTGTAGGTTCTGCTTATTATCTTAAGTCTGAGGCTTTAGCCGTAGTTACTGGACTAGTTTCAACTGTTACTTTAGGTCTTATAAATGTATTGCAACAGATGACTGCTCCACCTGAAAAACCATCAGACGCTGCAAAAGCTAATGAAGCTGCAAATCATTCTTTAGAAAAATTAATGGACTATGTTTTAACTAAAGCTCCAATGAAAGTTAAATTAAATGATAAGGTTGTAGAAGTTGGTGGAGATGGTGGAACTACTTGTGAATTACAGACTGATAAAGATGCAGTATGGGGAAGTGATAAGCCATTAAAAAGAGGTAAGAAGTAGTGGACTTTACTACATATCTTATTTATGCTATATCATTTACTATTGTTGGTGAAGGATTAAACTGTATGTATCCTAGGATAGAAGAATCTTATGATAGTGAAGGATTTGTATGTAGCTGGGAGGAAGATGATTTTTACTTAATAAATGATCAATATATTTTAGCTCCAGAGGATTCTACTGATAATTATTTTGAAGCAAAAGCTAGAAAAAGATATTGGAATAATCAATAAAAAGGAGAACAATATGCCTCAAGGGCCAGGAACATATAAAAAACCAGGAAGACCTAAAAAGAAAAAAACAGGTAAGAAGAAGTGATGGAATTATTAATAGCTATAGTAAAGAGTATATTTATATCAATACCGATATTTATATGCTATATAGCTGTTAAGATTAAATGGCAAGAATGGTCAAATAAATAGGAGAAGTTAAATGGACATGAAGGAAATGATAGCTAATTACATCTTTAATGATGAAATGAAAGAAAAGATGGTTAAAGAGTTAAATGAAAATATAAATATACCTATCATTAATGAAAAGACTGAAGGAAAGATAATTGAAGCTATCTACGAATCAGTTGAAGCTGTAGTTAAAGGTGTTATACTTAAGTAAGGAATATTGGGAGGGAGTATGTTATGAGCTTCCTGAGTTTACTACTCCTCTATGTTCGTGTGGGTCGACTATTGAGATAACATACATCTCTCCCAAAAATTAAATATGCCAAAACAAATAGTTAAAATAGATAGATTTGAAGGTGGAATAAGCGAAGCTTCTGATGCTAGAGATATAGCTCCTAATGAGCTTGTTGAAGCTACTGGTGTATCTGTTGAAGATTTAGGTAGAATTAAAACTGTAGGTAAAAATGCAGATAGATCTTTAAGTTCTGATAAATCTGATATTGATATAAATCCAGGTTATGGATTGTTTCAATTTAATCATGATTATAGAGGTGCTGGACTACCTACAGTAGCCACTGGAGTTTCTACTGTAGATACTTTTAATTCAGCGTCCTATACAGGAGATGTAGCAGATTTAGTAGCAGGAACTTATACAAATGTAACATTATATGAAGATACTAATAGGACTGTTGATTCTGGAATAAGAGCTACTGTATATATTGCTGGTACGAATACATTAGCATCAGGAGTTATGGATGGAACAAATAGCTATACTTGGATAAAACTTGGTGATTTAGATTGGATGCAACAAGATTGGAAAGCAACTCATTTTAGAAATGGGAATACAAATGGCACTGAAGCTACAACAGCAAATGATGATACTTGGACAACTAGTAATAATCCTCACAGAGCATTTCCAGATGGAGTAGATGGAAATCAAGATACTTTTGGATTTTTATACAATCATGCAGCTATTAATCATGCTAATTTTCCACCAGATGGTGGTTGGAGAGTAGCTACAGATGATGATTGGAAGAATTTAGAAGGATGGATGGGAATGAGCGTTGAAAATCAAGATTCTATTGGCTGGAGAGATTTTGATGAAGATTTATCTGGATCTGCATATTTCTTTATGAGTGAAAGTACTGATCATTGGAATAGAGTACAAGATCATAACGATGCATTAAACATGTCTGTAAGAGGTGGTGGTCTTAGAAACGGTACTTCTGGAGGTTATGGAAATCTTAAAAAAAATGCTTATTATTGGGCTAATAATTCTACTGGTATATTAAGATCTTTTGCAGATAACAAATCGACAGTATATAGACTAAAGAATGTAGGTAAAAGAAATGGATTTCAAGTTAGAATGGTTAGAAATTCTACTGGAAGCACAACTGCTACCGAAGCAGGTTCTAATTTAGTTATAACATCCAATGGTAATGGATATAAAAATGATGGTACTACTCCATGGGCTATAAATGACAAGCTATATATTAAAGCAGTTGATTTAGGAGATGTCTCTGCAGATAAAGAAGATTCTTATGTATCGGTTGATATTGAATCATTATCATACCCAGAGCATCCAATACAATTTGATAATTATTTATTATTGCACGATAATGATGCTACAGGAAAATCGTACTTTTTTAGTGTATATGACAATGCATGGACTTCAGGAATGACAGGATTGATAAGTGGAGCAAATTCAAAACCATTTTATACTATAATAGATGGAACATTAAGAATAACTGATGGAAACTATTCTAGTCCTGGAATTTTTTATTCTTATATAGATAGAACAAGATTTGTTAATTTTGAGCAAGCCGAGGTAACAGGTACTTTTCCAAGTTCTGGAGCTCAATCTCCAGTTTCTGTCGACTCTGGTGATGATGAAGTTAATATAGGTACTAGTGGTCAACAAGTATTTGATATCGATAAGACAATTAGGCCTGGATGGTATATTGAACAGACTAATGGTACTAATGCAATACCTGCAGGAACTACAATACAAAACAGAGCAAGTGACGGTGGGTTTGGTCCAACTGAATTTGATTTAAGTCAAAATGCTACAGATAATACTAATGCTGATGGAGCAACATTTAGAATATTTACTAACTTTCCTTTGTCATATTCTGAAAAAAGATGGGTGAATACTGTTTGCAGGTTAGATGCTCATGATATGTTTGATTTTAATTTTAAAGAGAATTATGTAAATGATATGGATCCACCAGAGGCTGGCAGTGTAATAGTTACAATGGAAGAATATGTTAAATCTGGTTATGAAACTAATTGGAAAGAGAAACATTGGGATTTTGCTGTAACTACTATATATGATGATGTTCAAGAATCTCCACTTTATAAAATAAATAATTTTTATCAAAATGGATCTAGAGATGGTGTTGTTACTTATTGGACAGCTGGTAGTGGAGGTGGTGGTGGTGGAGATCAACAAGCATATGATGGCTTTGGGTATAGATTGAAATTTATTATTAACGCTTCTAATCCTGATGATATTAATCCAAGAATAACAGGGTTTAAGGTCTATGCTAGAGAAAATGATAAAGAAAGTACTGATTGGTATTTACAATCTAGATATGACTTAGAAAAAGGAGGAAAGGCTATAACATCCACTTCTTTTGAACCTTGGGTAGCTCATAATTCAACAAGTGTTTCTTGCTCTACTATTAATGATGATTTTAGCGAATTAATAACATATCAATTAGAAACAGGATATCCTAATGATAATGTAACAGCCTTACAATTAACTCCTAAATATGGAACTGGTGTAGTTGCTAATAGGAAATTATATATAGCCGCTCCTGAAATAGTAGATGAATTTGGGCATACAGATATAAAAACTGATGCTATGATGAAATCCCATGTTAATAGATTTGATACATTTACTAATGATAGACTTGTAGAAGCATCTGTACAAGATGGAGATAGGATAATTAAACTAGAAGAATATGCTGATAGGATATTACAATTTAAAGAGAATAAATTACACATAATAAATATATCACAAGATATAGAATTTTTAGAAGATACTTTAGAGCATAGAGGTATATCTAATATAAATGCTTCTACAAAAACTGATATAGGTATAGCTTTTGCTAATAAGTATGGAGCTTTTTTATATAATGGTAAAGAAGTAGTTGATTTGTTACAAAAACAAGGAAGAAGATTAATTAAAGCTAGTACATGGAGAAGCTTTATTACTTCAAATCAAAATGTATCGTATATACCTAAGGAAAAACATTTAATATTTAATGATTTAGGAACTGGAACTGATGCATATATTTATGATTTAGTTACTCAGTCTTGGTCAAAAAGTACTGAAGCTTTTGAGGCTGCCAATAAAACAAATATGGTATTGGATTGGGATGGTGATTTAGTATATCAAATAGCTGCAGACATGAGAAAGTGGAATCCATCTCCTAGTACTGTTTCTAGTGGCAAATTACTACTTACAACAAAGGATATTGACTTTGGTAGCCCAGGAGTAAGAAAAAAGATTTATAAAGTGTATATTACATATAAAAGTGGAGGTGGCACTACTAATGTTCAAGTTAAATATGATGTAAATGGCGCTCAATCATTTTCAAAAGTATTTAAAGATGGAGATAATTTTACAAGCAATGAATTAGCTCATGTAGATTCTAATTGGACAATAGCGGAATTAAAGCCTAATACATCATCAGAAGCAAATAATATTAAGTCATTTGCTTTAAAACTTACTTGCGATGGCACAGTGCCTGCTGGATTTGAAATAAACGATATATCAATAGTATACAGAGTGAAAGGTATTAAATAATGGGCTTTGATAGAACTATAAGAAATTTAATACATAAAAAGCAAGAAAGAGTTAATATTGGTAAAGGAAAACCAAGATTATCAGATATGAAAGAAGGTGTTCCTGAATTTAGATTTACAGATGAAGAGCAATTATGTATGTATATAAGGTATAATAATAAATTGTGGAGAACAAGATTTGATTCAGAAGGTACAAGCTCAGTAGGAATAACAATAGAAGTATAATGGCTAAAAAATATAAAAATATAACTAAGATAGATTTAAGTGGACTAGGCTTAACAGAAACTGGACCTGGAAAAGTAGCTGTTGGTCTTGGGTCTGGCACTGGTACTACATTAGCAGTAGCTGATGGAGGTACTGGTCAAACTACATATGCTAATGGAGAAATATTGATTGGCAAAAGTTCTGATAATTCTTTAAATAAAGCAACTATAACTGTACAAAGCCCATTAGTTATAGCTAATGGCAATGGTACTATTGATTTGCAATCTGCGCATTCTTTTAACGTAGAGGGAAATTCTGGATCTAATAGACCTGTTGGTCACGGAAATACATTAGAAATTTTAGGTGGAACAAATATAACTACTACAGTAGCTGAAGGTACAGATACTAGTGATGATAAAGTAACTATTGATTTTGATGGCACTCTTCCAGTAGCCTCTGGAGGAACTGGAGCTACTAGTTTAACAGATAAAGCTGTATTAATAAGTCAAGATAGTGGAACTGATACTGTTGGTTCTGTTGCTATGTCTACTGATGGTAAATTATTAATAGGAGGAACTGATGGACCAGCTGTGAATGATTTAACTGCTGGTGACGGTATAACATCTACTACAGGAAATGGTACATTAGGACTAGCTGTAGATTTAAAATCTAATGGTGGTCTAGTAATAGAAAGTAATAAAATAGCTGTTGATTTAGGAGCTAGTAGCTTTACCAATACATTAGCACAAAGCAATATAGCAAATTCTACTTCTCATACTTTAGGTATAGGATCTATAGAATTAGGGCATGCAGATAATACTACAATATCTAGAAGTGCAGAAGCTACAATAGCAGTAGAAAATAAAGAAGTAATAACATATAATGATTCTAATAATAGAGATATAACTTTTTCTAACTCTGGCAGTGAATATCCCGTAATAACAATAGAAAATACAAATGCAGATGGTAATGCAGGTAAATTAAGATTTAATAAAAATGGATCTAGTCCTGCTAATGATACTCTTGGAACTATATCTTTTGACGGTGAAGATGCTGGTAGCGCTGCTCATACATATGCTACTATAATAGGCTCTATAGAAGAATCTACTGCTGGTAATGAAGGTGGTAAATTACAATTTAATATAGCATCTCATGATGGTGGTTTAGAACAAGGATTATTAATAGAAGATGGTGATGCTGATGCTGAACTAGATGTTACTATAGCAAATGGAGCTAGTTCTAATACTACTATTGCAGGAAATTTAACAGTTAATGGTGATGCTGCTACTTTTGCAAGTTCAACATCTTATAAACCACAAATAACTATAAAAAATACAACAGCTGACAATAAACCTTCTCAAATAGTATTTCTTAAAAATAGAGGTGGGACATCAACCAATGATGCAGATTCAATACTTTCTATTACAGCAGAAGGTTATGATAGTGCTAATAATTCTCAAGATTATGGAAATATAAGATTTTTATGTAACAGCAATACAGCAGGTTCTGAAGCTGGAGAAATGTATATGTATGTTGCAGCAGGCAGTCTCCTAAAACAAGCTTTTTATGCTTTAGGTGAAACTAGTGGTATTACTGGAAAAGTTGGCGTAACTCTAGGATTTGGTGATGATTCAAAACAAACAATAAATGGATTATTAAATATTAAATCTGAGCAAGGTTCTAGTCCATCTGCTCCTTCAGCTGGTAATGGTGGTTATTTATATACTAAGGCAGATGGAAAACCTTATTGGATTTCTGATGATGTCAGTGAAACTGATTTAACTGGAGGTGCTGCTGCAGTAGTATTTAATAAAGTATCAGCAAACCAAGCAACTATAAATAGTATGCATACTACAGCTTTAGAATTAGTTGCTGCTCCAGGATCTGACTATATGATTATTCCTATTAGCTGTGTTGTATTTGTTGATAGAAATTCAACCGTTAGTTCTAGTTCAGGCCTATACTTAGGCAGTGGAACCAATGGATCGACTACTAGTGGAGCTGGATTGTGGAGTTATTTAAAGAATTTCATGAAATCCGAAGCAGGTGATAGGGTTTATAGATTGCGAGTTGATGCAAATTCTGAAATGAGTCAAGGATTAACTGATCTAAATAATAAACCATTATGTTTAAAATTTAATAATGCAATAACAAATAATAGTTTAACTTCAATGGTAGTTCATGTAACATATGCTACCCATTACAATCCTTAAAGGAAAATATAAAGGAAAAAATTATGCCACCTAAATATAGAAATATGAGTGCTTTTGATCCATATGAAAGTAGATATGAGCTTTCAGTAATAGGTGATAAGTTAGCAGAATTAGAAAAAGAGCAATCTCAAAGGATAGAAGCTAGTGCAAAAATAGCTGGAGATCTTCATGGTATGTGGAGTGAGCAACAAACATTTGATACTAATAAAATGCTTGATATAAAAGATGCTCAAGACAATCCTATATATGAAAAGTCTACAAATGTTTTTCAAGATTTATATACTCCTGCTGGAGGTAGAGTAAGTCTTACAGATGCAGGGAAAACAGCAACAACTCCAAGTATTCTTGAAAATCAATCTTATATGCCTAACAAAAGTGCTATTAATAAAGGTGCAAATCTTTTAAAGCCTGAAATGGAAGATGTTAGAGGTGCTACTAATATAGGAGATCAAACTAAGGAAGGTGTTAAAAGTCTTACAAAAAAAGTTAAAGGCGTTGCAGATAGCGCAGTAGAAGGAGCTAAAAGTGCTGCTGGTAATAATTTAATTAACTTGCTAGGAAAATCTTTAGCTATAGGTGCTATAGGATATGGTCTAGCTAATAGAGATAGATTAAGTGCAATACCAAGCGCAATAGGAATAGGTGCTCCTGTTTTAGGAGGGTTGTTAAGTTTGGGTAATTTCTTAAGTAAAAGGAGAAAATAATGTCAGTACTTTCAGCATGGTTAGAAGGAAGGACAAGTGCAAGTGAAGCATGGGATCAAACATTAGGAAAGCATGGTTTAGGCGATTGGCTTTCTGGAGGAGCAGTTAGCGAAAAAGATGCTTTAATAAAAAGATCTAAAGGGTTTGTTCAATCTGGGATAAGTGATTTACAAGATTATGGACAATCAATGCTTGGAAGTGATGGATTTCTTCAGCAACAAGAAGAATCTAAAATTAAAGCTTTAGGAATGAATGTAGGAAATCAATTAAGTAAAATAGATAATTATGCAAATACAGTTGCTATGAAAGGCAACATGGCTACAGGAGTTGATTTGACTACAAGGTCAGAGCAAAGCCTAATTGATAATTATAAGTTAAGTTTAGGAGATATTAATATGGAATCTCAAAAATCACAAATAGATTTCATACAAGATCTAAAGAAACAAAAAACACAACTCCTAATGGATTATAGTACAGCTACTGGAGATGCCTATAAAGGCTCAGCAAGCGGTGATTTTGACGATTTTATTGATCAATATAGTTAAAGGATAGATATGGGAAATTCAGACGCATTACAAGCATTATCAATACTTACAAGTGGTTTAAGCAAAGTTCATGAGCTTAATATAGTTGCTCAGCAAAACCGTATTGCAAAAGAACAATATGATGAAGAGGCTCGATTTAGAAAGGCTGAATATGAAAATAGTTTGGTTGCAAGATATGGTCAAGAAAATATAGATTATTCTGGTAATTTGCCAAAAGTTAAGTCTGAAGGCTTTAATGTTGAGTTTACACCAGAGTGGAAAATATTTAAAATGCAAGAAGACATTAAAAATATGTCTGCAGGGAAATTACTTGAAAGAGAATTACTTATAAAAGAATTTTATAATAAAGAAGATGAAAGAGATAAATTGGTTGCGGAGATGGCAGGTAAATACAAATCTTTAAATATGGCAGATATAAGTTCTGGATTTAAAAATGTAGCCAATACATTTGAAGGAGTTGCTGAAGGCAATCTTGAAAATATACAAAATACAATAAAATCTTTGGGATCAGATATTTCAGGTTTGCATAAATTAAGTCAAGATTTAAAATCTCAAGAAATATGGTATGATGAAAATTTACAAAAATATGTAGGCAGAAACTTAATGATAGATGAACCTGAGTTTGATCAGATGGTTAATGATTATACTAAAGGAGATGGTAGTATAAATATAGCAGGATTAAAAAATGCTTACTTAGCTAATAAACCTACTCCTATAGAGCATGCTAATCAAGTTGCTACTTTAGATAAATTCAATATGGATTCTGCTGTAGTTGATTATGAGGGCTTAAGAACAACTATATTGACTGATGATTATGATTTTTCTTTGATAACTAATGATGAAAAGGTACAGCAAGGAATACAAGTAGCATTAGGATTTTCTAATGTTAAAGATTTTGCTGATTGGATGCAATCAGGTACAGATATATCTAATGCTGCTTTAAAAGCTATACAAGGCGCTTATCCAGCTGCAATGAGTAATATTATAAATTCTGCAAATGAATCTAATGAAATGTTTAGAGAAGTTTATAATTTTGAATCAAATCAAAATTTAAATTCATTTAACAGTGATTTTAAATCTAAAATAAAAGGATTGTCTAAAAATGAAGCATTTAGTATTTTCAAGGAAAGCACTACAGGCATAGGATTAAATAAAGATGAACAGCAAGTAGTATTCAAATCTTTGGAAGATAATTTTGGAGGTAAAGATTTAGGCTCTGAATATATGGATTGGCTAACAAAAGGGTCTAAAGCTGAAACTAATTTTAGAGATGAAATTCAGAAAGTAAAAGATCAAGAGTCGTTAAATTTAAATACTCTCAATAATTATATAGAATCTGCAAAAATATTTAAAAGATGGGGCGCTAGTCCATCACCAAAATTCCCTGAATTATTACAATTATTTAGAGAAGAGACAGGCAATAATCCAGCTTTAATGAATCTTTACAATCCAGTAGAACGGGGCGGGTTTGTTATTCCTCCTGATCTTAGTCAAGATCAAATGAAACTTTTAAGAGATGTTATATTGAATAAGGCAAAAGAATGGGCAGATGCTCCTCCTGTTGGATGGTTAAAAAGTACCTTTACTAATGCAGCAGATAGAGATGATGCTATTAATTTACTAGATGATTGGGAAAAGTTTGAAAAAGCTTATTTAGATTATAAGAATATTGAAAGTATAGATATGAGCCCTGCCTTAAAAGCTATAGATAAACTTTCTAATCAATATAACATAAAAGAAAACAACACTAATTTATCTGATGTTGATAAAGCTATACAAAAACTAGCTCAAGACCCTGATTTTTTAAATATGAATCCTGATCTTAGATATGCTATGACTTTATTAGAAGCAGAAAAACAAAAAATAGAAGAAAGATAGAATATGCCATTACCAGAAGATTATTTTTCAAGAAAACCTGTAAGTATAACAGATGATAGTTTATATCCTGAATTTAAAGAAGAGGATGTAGATGATAAATTTAGTATGTATGATATGCTAGGCTCTGCTGCTTGGCATGCATTATCTTCAGGTACTTTAGGACTTACTGAGTTTGCAGCTCCAACTAAATCTTGGGAAGAAAAAAATACTTCTGAAAGAGTTGGTGCAGCCATAGGAGAAGCAGCTGGATTTTTTGTGCCTATGGGATTACTAGGAAGAGGGATGAGAGCTGGAGTTTCAGCTGTAAAAGGATCTAAAGCTATAGCTAATCAAGCTATTAAATCTGCTACTAAAAATATCAAAGACGATGCATTTAAGCAAGCTGCTAAAAAAGGATTAAATAAAGAAATATTTTCTAAAGAAGGTAAAAGATTATTATATCAACATGAATTAGGTGGAGAAACATTAGAGCAAGTAAATAGAACTTTAATGAATAATACTGAAGCAGCCTTAAGAAATGGTATAAAAGAAGCAGGATTGAAGGCTGATGATGCTTTAATAGGCGATATAATGAATGGTCTTTCAAAAGGATTGAAAAATGGAGAGCATTTAAATTCTGTAAGTCATTGGATAGAAGGTTATGCAGGAAGAAGATTAGGAAGTGGTCCAGTAGGAAAATGGATGTCTAGATATATTGGTGAAGTAGCTGAAGATATGGCTGTATTAGGCGTTCAAGGAACATTAAGTAATGCTATACATGCAGCGGCTAGAGAAGATACCGAATTTGCACCAGGAACAGCTATAGGAAACGGTTTAGCTATGTCTTTTGCCTTCCCATTAGTTAGGGCTATTCCAGGTGGTGGTGAAAGAAGAATGGGTGAATTATGGAATGTTTTAAGGGCTGATTTTAAAAAGACTAACTATGCTAAAGTAGCTGCAGGTCCTAATGGTGGCGAAGATTTACTAGGTTTGATGAAAGTTATAGCTGGTGGTAAAAAAGGTAATATGTTTTCCAAAACTAAATGGACTGCCAAAAGTGGGAATGAATATCATTTAGATGACTTCTTAACAGGATTTAAAGACATAAAAGATCCCAAGGTATTAGATGATGCTGTAGATATAATGGGTCAAATACAAAATAGTGTTGGCAAAATAGATATGGTTAAAATGTTTAGGAAAGAATATCTTGCTGATACATTTAATGCGATGACTATAACCAGAATGGCTGTAGGTGCAGGAGTTATGAATTTGGGTTTATTTAAAAGTCCTGCTTCATTAAAAGATATGCCAGGTGAGGAATTACTTACTCATTTATTATTAGGTGGTATGATGTCTAGAGGTAGAGGCGGATGGTTAAGAGATCCAGAGTCAAGAACTAGAGGAGCTTTTGCTGAAAACTTAAATGACCATTATGAATTAATGGGAATACTTGGTATAAAACATGATCAAGTATCTGATTATTTAAAGGTTAAAGATTTTCAAGACTATGTTGTAAGTGCTCATATAGGATTAAGAGGAGATCCTACCGTAGAAGAAATTAATAATATATTTAAGCAGTATGAAAAAATAGCTAATGATGAAAATCCTACAGGTTCTAAAAAATCCAAAGGAGAACTAAATGAGCTTTCTAAAGAATGGATGATATTAAGAAGTGCTTTAGGAACTATGGAATCTCAAAACTATCGAGGGTTTGATCCAAGTCACCTAACTCCTAAGCAAAGAGCCGCTATGAATGAAGCTTTGTCTAAAATAAAAGTTGGTGATAAGCCATTAGCTGATATTAAATATACTGAATTTATGAACGAATTTATAGTAAATCAGGCAGATGGTATAGGAAATTTATATAAAAAGTACTTTGAAAGACTAGGAAGAGAAAGTAGTAAAGGTGCTGAAGATAGAATATTAAATACATTTGTTGATGCAAATGGAATAATTAATTATGGAGGATTTGATTTTGAAGTAGAATCAAATTCTGTACATGAGTTATATAGATTATTAAGCCATTTGAAAAAAAGAAACATGGCTCAAGAAGTATCCTCAGAAGATTTGCCAAGAATTGCAGAAAAAGATGGAAGCCCAACAATAAAAAGATTAGAAAGAATTAATAAAGAATTAAAAGGGACTCTTAACAGAATGGGATTAGGAGATGGAGTTGAAATGTATCTTAATATAGGAGATCCAGAAGGAAATCCTTATTTAAGAACATGGTTAGATTCACATTCTATAAAAAGCCAAAAAAATATAGGTGATCTTGCTATAGGAAAATTAAATCCTGATACTCAAAAGAAAGAGATTAAATTTAGAGATAGTGCTTTAAATGTAATAACAGATGAAAATGGTAATATCAATAATCCTTTAAACTATAAAATAGTAGATTCAGAAGGCTTGGAAATAGGTGATTTTAATATGCAACAACAAGTGCAAGGTATAATCCAATTATTATATCAGGGAAGTAAATTTGCTGTAGCTGATCCTATTAGAAAGAAAAACAGAATACCTATACAAGAAAGTCAAGCTGTCGATTTAATAAAAGCTTACAAAGGGTTAGGATATTCAATTACTCCTGAGAGTTTATTATTAAACGATAATATAGATTATATAAAAAGTAGGCTATATGAAACTATAGGAGTTAAACCTCAAAACATTAGAGTCATAGATAGTCTAAATGAGAATGCTTTAATAGATATAGACAGAGAATCTGGCAAAATTACAATGATGACAGATCAAGGAATAAGATATCTTGCAGAAAGAAACGGATTGGATCCTGAAGAATATATAAGATTCTATAATGAAATAAAAGAGAGCTTACCTAGTAATGTTATACAACCTCCCGCTACTGGAGATATAATAGAATTTCCTTTAGAAGCAGGAAAAGAAACTAATATAGCAGCTTTAAGAACTATTCATAAATTGATGCCTGAAATTTATAGTAAAGAAATAATCAAATCTACAAAAGAAGCTATAAGGCTTGTGCCTCAAATAGATGAGGATTCTGCTGTTGCTGAATTGAATCTTATGGAAGATAATATTATCAAAGGCGATATGAAAAAAGCATTATTAAATTTAGAAAATATAGAGAAATTAATACCTAATGCTATAGATTATGAATCTATTAAAAATATGTTAATAGATGCTGATAGAAATCAATTACCTTTAGATTTGAGAATAAAAGAATTAGCAGATGGAACAGGCAGTACGTATGATGCTTTGATGAATATGATAACTGAAAACAGCCTTTCTAGCTCTAATATACAATCATTATTAGTTGAATTGATATATAAAGGTCAGGGCTTTAGAGAAGGGGCTATATGGGAGCATAATAGATTAATAGATGAGTTATCCTCAAAAATAGGAAAGCGATCTGAAAAAGCTACTTTAGATCAGCTTTTTGAAGCATATTTGCAAAATAATAGCTTTAAATCATTAGAAGACTTAATAACAGGATTAAATCAAGAACTTGCAGGAAGAAAAACTCCTAATGACTTAGACAACTCTCACATGTTAAATGAATATGAGAGAATGATGCAAAACTATAAAAGCCCTAATACTAAAACTAAAATTACTATAGCTGGTCAATATGGACTTTTAGATAAAGATAATCAAATAGATGCAAAGTATATGAAAATGTTAAAGAATCGTGATTTTGATAGTCTAAAAGGAATTATAAATCCTGAGCTTAAAACTAAAAAGTTAGATGATGATTTATTCTTTCTATCTGAAATAGTAAGAAATACTAGAGAGCAACCCATAATAAGATTAAAAGAAATTAAAAATCCTGATGGAACTATAAGTATTGTAAGAGAATGGGTATCAGGACCTGATAATACTGAATTTAATACTCCTGCAAATATGCTAATAGATATGTTCAACCAAGATTTAACAATGGTAATACCTATAGCTAAATCAGGTATAATAGATGGAAGGTTTTATTCAGACATAAGCGCATATAAAGGCAGAAATGGAGAAACATCTAAATTAAGATTTGAATCTGATATAGCTCAAAATAGACCTGAGCAAAAATATGTAACTGAGGTTCTAGATGGAGAGCAATTAAACTATGATGATTTAGCTTTAAGTTTTCTTAGAATAAAAATGCAGCCTGGAGATAAGATTAGATACGTAGAAGTTTCATATGGAAGGCCATTAGCATTTATAGAGTCTACAAAAACATTAAAACAATTAGATAAAATGTATAATAATTGGTACGATGAAACAGTATCTAGATATGAGTCAGATCCTGATGTGAACAAGCAAACTATAGATAATTTTAAAAGAGCTTGGGATCCTGAGAAAGTTAATAGTTCAGAGCATAGGCTTAGAGCTATGTATAATGCAAAATTAAATACAGCAGGATTTGATAAGTTATGGACTCCAGATGCTATAAATGATTTAGAAGCAGGTCATTTTGCTATGAATGGTAAAAATCTTAAATATCAGAAATTAGCAGAAGGTGGTTCTTTAAAAAATCTAGGAGATTCTAATTCTTTAAGAGCTTTAGCTAGTGGATTGACAGAATTATCACCAGATAAAAGAGCATCTATATTAAGAATAGCTGATGATCTAGACAATCCTAATAAGCAATTAAGAACTGGGTATTATGATGATGAAGTAGATGGAAATCCCTTACTTGTAAGAGGTAGAATAATAAATCAAATTGACAATGATATACAAAATAGCACTCTTAAATCGCATTTGAATGAAAGATATTCTAACCCAGAAAGGTTTAAAAATACACTAGATCAATCAATAATAGATGGAGCTATATATATTAGTGAGGATATTAAAAATTTAATGCACGCTAATTTAGGAGAATCAGGGATTGTAAATGGCTTTAAAGGCTCTATAGCTAGGGGTGGTGCAGAGAATGTAGATTATATTATGTATGATAAGGGTTTGTTTATATTTGATCCTAATATAGCTACTGCTATGAATGAGAAAGGATTGTCATTTTTAAAAGGAGCTTCTGCAGCTAAAGGCTATGCAGGAAATGCTGTTTCTGGGAAGAAATTGGTACCTAGAACGGCAAATAATTTAGATCTGATATCAGACATAGGAAATCTAACTAATGACAATATAATGATGCATAATTTAGATGGAGTAAATCTTAGATATGGTGGTCATAAGAGTAATAATTCTCCTGTTCCTCATCCTTGGAGTCATTATATGCCTGAAGATCTTGTTATTGGAGTAAGAGATGGTTGGCAAAAACTTACAGATAAAATAAATGAAGTAGGTAATTTTAGTAATGCTTTGAGAAAGTCTGCAAATAATGAATTGGCTTCGTATATGATAATGCATAAAGCTAAAACTGCTGGTGCTCACCAAATGAAAATAGAATCTTTTGCAGAGGCTATGCTTAATTTTGGATTTACAAGTAGAAATGCTGTCGTAAGGGAAGCTATAGTCAAGACTTGGGAAGAAAATGCTTTGCCTATAATTGTACAGCCAAGAAATCCTAAATTTGCATATCCATTTATAATACCTGATTTAAATTCTAAAAATCCTATAGGATTAGATATATATGATCAAGCGGGAGATGTGAAAAGTACTGCTAGAATACAGTTAGGTGAAGCTGTTATGGGTGCAGACGCTGATTTTATGCCTGTGCATAGCATGAAAGAGCTTTCTTTTGTATTTAGAGATAACGATATAGATTATACATTTAATTACGAGAATGGCAAATTTACAAATATATATAATCCTTTAATGGAATATCAAGATGCGGGCTATAGAACTAATGTATTAGACAAAGATGGAAATAGAGTATCTATAGATGCTGATAAAAATATTAAGGTACCTAAAAAAGTAGCTGAATTTGTAGAGTATTTAGATGCTATATTTAAAAATAAATCTCGTCAAAAAATACATGCTGTTATGGGTGGAGAAGGAGGAGCTCCTTCTATTGCAGGAGTTCAAAAATTTATACAAAAATCCATGAATACACAAGGATGGAAAGGATTGAAAAATAACAACTTTGGATTGGTTATAAATGTTGAAAGAGGTCCTAGAAAAGGTCCTTCTGATTTTATGCCTGTAAGAGTTAGAAAGCAAGACTCAGGAATAGGTACAGCATTTAAATTAAATTCATATGACTCTAGAGCTAATGCTCAAGGTGATTGGGATGGGGATCATGTAAGACATACTCATGATTATTCTACTAAAGAAACTAAAGAATTTTTAAAGCATTCTTTTAAGATGGCAAGTTTTCAAGAGGAATATCCTGTATTAGAATCTACACCTAGAAAAGCAAATATATATGGAATAGGAAAAGATAATGATGGTAGATTATTACCTGCAGGAACTGTTAGCTCTAATGATATATCAGAATTAAAACAAAAAATACATTTTGATTCTATGCAAGTTGGAAAAGTAATTGGAATGCAAAGTGCTATAGAATGGATGTATCTAAATGATTTCTCCATAGATGGAAAAAGAATGAAAGATAATTTTGATTATGATGTAAATACTCTAGTCAATAACAAAGGTATGTTTAACAGATTAGAAAAAGGTAATCAGAGTGTAGTTGACTTTATAGCAAATCTAAGCGACAAAATAGCTGGTGATAAAGGGTTAGACTATATGATATATGGTGATGGTGAAACTGATCTAACAGGAAAGATGTTTAATCATCCAGAAAATAGCGTTCATAGAGATATAGTATATGAAGTTATAAATATATTAAAGCAACCTGCAGCCATATTTAATCAAATATATGGAGATATGGGACCTAAGAAAGCTACTTCTTGGGATATACAACAAAGATATTCTGATATGAGAAGATTCTTTAGCAATCCTAATCAAGTTGTTTTTACTAATTTGGTAAGAAAGTATAAAAGAGCTGATGTAGACATTAACAATAAACTTAATGAATTAGTACCTCTTTTCTTTTCAGTTGAGGCAGATCCTAAAACTGGAAAAAAATCAGATGTAACAGCTAGAGATATAGATGAGTTAAAGATATTAGCATTACAAGGGAAAATAAGACCAAGAAATAATGTTATAAAATTTGGCGCTAAAAGTATTACAGAAGCTATAAGAAAAAACAACATAGGCGTTGTTATGGATGAGATAGTAAAAAAACAAATGTTTAAATCTACTGAAATTGACAATGCTTGGGATAATCCTAATATCAGTAATTATAAAATAGGTACAGACAAGCTTTTAAATGACATAGCTATGATGAGAGTACTAGGCATTACAGATTCAGAAATGATAGCAAATGGAGAAACATTGTTAAAATTGGATGAAATAGGATACTTACCTAGAAATGCTGAAAAAGCTTCATTAGTGCATGATCTATTAATAAGTGAAGAAAATTTCCTACATAACAAGTTAAATTATCACATGGGAATGAAGTCAGGTAATAGAGCTATAATAGAACATACTACAGATTTATTAAATAATATATCAAGTGCAAAGACTATTATAGAGACTTTAAGAGGAAATGAAGTATTAAAGAATATCAAAGATAATCAGAAAAAATACATAAAAGACTTCAAACCTAATAAAGATGGAAGAACTCCTAAATATTATAACCAAGATTATAATAAAGATCATGTTATATATAAAGTAGTAGGGAAATTATATACTGATGGAGTTCCAAATTTTGATGCATTGCAATTTGTACAAACAGTTTCTCCTGGTCAAAGATCTAAAAATTTAAGAGGAAAGCATTTAATATTACAACAACCAATAGTAGGAACAAGAATTACTAGAGATTCAGCTTTAGATGGTTATGCTTGGAACTTTACATATAATTCTCTACCTATGAATTTTGTAGATAGAGCTACTTATGGAAAATATGAATCTGTGGCAGCTCAAACTAGAAAAACTATTATGGATGGTTGGAAAAATGCTTTAAGAGAATATAGACAAACAGGAGCTTTAGCTGAAGATATATTTAATAATTATCATATGAGAAAAGAATTAGAGCTATCTAAGTTTTTTAAGAATAATATTACAGACTTAAATGGACAAGTATTAGGACCTCAATATATAATAAAAGAATTAGGCGAAAGTGGTTCTTTAATATATTATAAAGCTAAAATGCTTTTAAGACCTGATATTATAGCTAGAGAGTATGCAGAAGGCGATACTCCTATGCCTATATTAAGAATGAATAAAAAGATATTTACAGAAGTGTTTAATTACTTGCATAAAAATGGACATCATGATGAAGCTACTATGATAGTATCTGAGTATAATGAACATAAAGATTTTATATCTGGAAGAAGCAATGAAACTACTAGGAAATTAAATAAAAGTTCCTTATTTTTAAAAGACTATGCTTTACCAGAAGGAGCTAATCAACCACTAGTTGACATATTATCAGGTATAATCACTCCTGACATGGAAGCTTCTCTTATAAAAGCTGGTGTAGGGCAAACAGTTAGAACTACAGTTGTTCCTGAGGGTCAAGTAGATCAAAAAAGAGTAAGAAATATGTTTAGAAATTGGAAAGAAAACCAAATAGATAGAAGGAGATCATGTAGATAATGATAGATTGTTTTTACGGTGTACCAAATAAAAGATTTGAAGATGTCGTTAGTCATTGGAACAAAAAGCTATCTAAAAGTATTGGGAAAATAGGTGGGTCTAGTCCTAATGATAGAAATGCTGAGTTATATATAAATGATGTATCTGAACATTTATTTAAAATTCCTTTTAGCAGTGATTTTAATTTCTCAGAAGGTATGATAAATAGAATGAAAAAAGAAATAGATAACATAGAATATAATTACAAGTATAGAAAAATAGGTACTTTTAAAAGATATTTTTATGTATCTGATGCTATAGCTAACTATTCTCCAGTAACAAGAGTATTTTATGAAAAAGTAAATGAAGCTATTAACTATGAACGTAATAATTTAGATCAATATTTAACAACATCTAAATCTATAGCTAGTCATATAAGAAATGCTTTAATATTAAAAACAGGCAAATCTAAAAAAGAAGTAAAAAAATACCAAAAAAGATTAGCTGACCTGGAAAGACTTATAATGGTTGAAGGTGATGAAGGTGTTAACACTGAATATACAAAAGAATATAACGATTTATTTACTAAATATGGAGATGAAGTAATTAATGATTATATATCTTTAATGGAGATGGATAATACTAATTTCTTAAAAAATACTCAAAGAGGCACTAAATATGATAGGAATGTTATTTTAGCTGTAAAAGAATCTAGATCTTTATTGGATAATATGGGAAAAGTATTAATAAATGGATTAGATAGAATGGAAAATGTAGTTAAAATGGTTTATGATAGTCCGTTACTTCCTAAGACAGGCCAAAAATATGTAGAAAGAATCAGACAAGCCAAAGAAAAGATAGGCAAGGGAATTAAAGAAGGTGGTTATCTTCCTCACTATATAATGGATAATATAGTTGAGGTTAATTATAAAATGAGGCAAGCATTAGAAGCAAAAAAAGGAAATGAGGCTGACACTGCTTTAGGAGTTGTGGTTGATAAAATAGAAACTATGATACCAGATGCTGCTAAATCTCGTAACGAGCTTTTAAATAATTCATGGAGTAAGAATCCATTCTTTATACTGACTAACTACTCTAAAGATGTAATAGCTTTTAATAAAATCAATTTTATACAAGAACAATATTTACCAGCTATAAGAAAATTTCAAAAAGATGATACTAATCCTGAATTTATAAGAAGTATGAGAGGATATCTTGAGGATACTTTTCAAGTAGCTACTAAAGGAAACTTAGAAAGACCTAATTATGTAAATGCTATGGTTAGAGGTTTAATGGCAGCTGAAACTTTAAAATCTATGGGATTGTCTGTTACAGGAGCTATAAGAAATGGTGCTAGTGCTGCCTACTTCTTTGCAGAAAATGGTATATCTAGTGCTACAGCTGCTATAGGAAAATATAATTCTCATTATGAATCTATGCTTACTAAAATAGAAACGGAGCAGGGATTTAAATTCGCAGAAGGTGGTAGAGAATTAGTAGCTGAAGGATTAATACCTTCTTCTGTTAATCAAAGTGATATTATATTTGATCCAGTAAAAAATAAGGTTACATATAGAGATAGAGGAGTTTTAAAAACTTTAGATCCTATGATAGATAATGTAGTAGGTAAATCTTTGGTATTCCATAGGTTTACTGAGAATGCTACTCGTAAATGGATGTTTAGAATTGCATGGGTTCAAGCTTATGAATCTTTAAAAGATCATAATATATTAAAACCTACAGATTATAATGCTATAGAAAAATTAGATTCAGCTAATAACCGTAAAATACAGCAAATGGCCACTAGATTTGCATTAAAATCTGTTAATGCTTTTGCTTTTGAATATGCATCACATGCTAAAGCAAGAGCTATAGGTGGTACTGCTCCTGCAGGTGAAATTGGTCCTGATGGACTTCCTAAAATGAAAGGTAGAGATTATGCTACTGCTACTGGTGAGATGGTGTTCCAATTTTTACATTATCCTATGTCATTTTTAAATCTTCAATCTAAAATATTGCATGGAGCTAAAGATGCTGCCTTATCAGCTCAATGGGATGCTCCTGAATTAAGACAAGCTTTAAGATTTGCAGGAATATATACAGCTGTACAAGCTTTATCTGTAGGATTTAACTTAGATTTTAATAATTTATTAGAGAATGATACTGTAAGAAGAATTAGAGATATGAAAGATTATCTAACTCTTCCAGTAGAAGAATTTAAAGCAAATGTTCAAGGTAGAAAGACGTTAAAATCTAAAAAACCCCCTAAAGAACTAGAAGGAAAAAGAGGGTTAATAAATGATTATACAGGGCCTTTAGTAGGCGATATATTATATGGGTTAAATGCACTTCAACTATATAAAATGCCAGATGAAAATTGGCAAAGAATGCTTACAGGTTATATAGATTATTATGGAGAAGGTGATGTTCCTGATTGGGTTGGCCCAAAGAAAAGAATAGATACTGTAGAAAAAAGAAATATGTGGAATAAATTAAATACTGAGTTTGCAAGGTGGATGACAAAAACTGGGCCTGCTATACGTGATGGAAGAGGTATGGATATAGTTAGGCATGAATTAGGCTTATATCCACGTTCTTGGATAAAAGATAATAGAAAGGCTATAAATAAAGCATCTAAAGAGTACTTAGGATTTAAACCTTTTAAGCTTAATAAAAAGAAAAATCAAAGTGGTAGTTTAAAGTTAATAGCTTTATCTGAAGAATTAAGAGGAAAGTAGGGACAGATAACTATCCCTACTTAATTGATTAATTAACTCCATTGAGCTCCTAAGTGTATTTTAAAAAATACTTCAGAGTCGCCACTTGACATTCCTATTCTTACTCCCCATTTTCTAAATGAAAAATCAAAAGTAAAAAATATCAATGTTATCATAAGAACATATACATTTTGCCTTAAATCTAATTTTAACAAACTTAATCCAAAGAATGTATGATCTCCTAATTTTAACAGCTGTTTCATCTATCCTCCGTCATACAGTTAACCCAAAACATATTGAGCCAATCATTTAATCTCATTATCATCAAGGGTTCACCTCTGTCTTCCTTGCAAACTACTGCATCTACATGCTCACTAGGGATAAGATAAGAAGCTATACTCTTTCTACATTTAGCCTGTATTTTAAGTTCAGGATTTTTACCTAGAGTTAGATCTACTTCTTCATGCATTCCTAAAGCTTGACCATTTGATCCCCATGCTCTTCTAGATTCAAATCCATGCTCCTTAGCTATCTTAACTATTTCTCTTTCAAACCTATTCCCCTTTGCTTTGCTCTTGCTGGGCATCCTTAGCCTCCTTTATCTTAGCTTTAATGAATTTATTTAATTTATCTCCATCACCTTTCATCTCTAAATAAGCTGCAAATGAAGTGTCTAATCCTTTAAGAAATTCAGACATTTGAGACATTTCTATTAACATATTATTTAATACAGTTTTTATCTCATTACGTGTAGGTTTTGTTCTCTGCTTCATACTCCCATTCTTCCTCTCATAGTGGTAATTAATGCCTTACTCTGATTTAATTCAGACTCTAATTCATCAATTCTTTTATTTATATCATTTATATAGCCTATATGATCTGCAAGCATCTCACCATGAGATTCAAACATAGTGAAAAGTTGATCAACTCTATTTTTATGGTGTTTTTCAGCTTTTTCTTGAACTTCTTTTATTGCTTTTTTTGTAGCCATGTTTTTGTCCTTTCTTCTATGACATCTAATAATTTAACTTTATTTTTACTACCATGTTCTCTTTTAGCACATGCACTACATATTGTATATTCTTTATCTGTATCTACTATATGTGGAACTACAATATATCTTTCTGCATATCCTGAAAAAGAACACATATAACAATTATAATGCTCTTTAGATAGCTTAGCAACTATCTTCATTTTCCCCACTCTTTATCCATAACTAATTTAGCCATTACTGCATAATTAGCTATATCTATCAATGTATCTTCTACAGATTCATTTTGTGGATCTTTACGGTCAAGAACAAGATTCATTAGTCTTTGAACTTTATCATTCATTCTAACAACCAATCCTATCATTGATCTTTGAACATCTTCATCTGTTTCTATAGTACGATTACCCATACCTATATTTGTAGGACCGTAGTCTGACTGTTTCTTTTTAAACAATTCAAACATTTCATCAGTAATATGTTCAAATGAATCACACATTCTGGGATATTCATCTTCTACACTTAGATTTTGACGTTTTTTTATAACATCTCCTATTATTTCCATATTATTTTCCTTTGTATTTTGAATTAGCCATTATATAGTTATATATCCACCAACATCTACCATTATCAGAAGCTAAATTAGCCATCTTCATAAATCTAGTATTAGCATCTTTGCATGAAGCATATTCTTTACTATATATTCTTTCCTTATTGTATGTTTTTCTGGCGCTAGATCTTCTTTCTACATTATCCATTTCACCTTTTAATACATTTTTACTCATTTTTGTCTCCATACATTTCTTCGTATTTAAATTTTAAACCTTCAAGATATGCTGGGTTTGATTCATAATGAATAATTTTGATAATACCTTCAGCCTTACTTAACCTTTCTTCAAGAATTTCTATTTTCTCTTTCAAGGTTTTTATAGATTCGTTAATATTATCCATACTATCTTTATAATCACCTATTTTATCTTTGGTTTCTCTAAAACGTACTCCCATTGTTCTCCTTTAAATTGTTGAGCAGGCAGCTATTAGGTAAGTTGCTATACTTATTATTGGCGTTTTATAAGAAGCGTACCTGCTCGTGTGAAAGTTTATGATATTGCTTTACACAATCCATCTACTATAGATGCATTCTGATTATAGCTAGCTATTGTAGGTTTATCTTTATGCCACAATATATCTGTAGCAGCATTAAGTAATCCCCATCCACTAGTTTCTGAATGATATTCTTTAGAAGGATCTAAGAATCTATCTATAATATTTCCCCATAAACCAGACGGTATATCAGAAAGATGTTTATGTCTAATTCTACCTAGTTCTTTAGATGTTATTTTAAGATTATCAAGCTTTTTTAATTTTCCTATCATACTATCAAGACCATTTTGAGATGTGGAATTAATAGTATTGACTACTTGATTTAAGCTTTCTTCCCATCCATTGCTATTTGGTTCATGTTTAAATCTAAAAGTATTAAAGTATTGTTTACTTAGCATACCATTAGTACATATTAATCTATAAAGCATCATAGAGAATCCAAAGGATCTACTGCCGTCATAGCTATTCCAGAATTGAATACCTAATGCCATATCATCTCCTGGTTTAACATTACCTATAATGTTTGTAGATCTTAATGAATATACATATCTTTTGCCATCAAAGAATGTTTTATCATGTTCAAATGGGATATTTGATAATAAAGCTACTTCATCAGCAGCTTCTTTTACTTTAATATTTGGTAATAACATGTAATTATTACCTACAACTCCTGCCTCTTTCCATTCATCAAGAGATTCTTGGTATTGAACAGAGTAAGCAGATGATTGAATACCTTCATAATTCAAAGGTACTTTTCGCATTTCTGCGTATGGGTTCTTCATCTTAACCTTTCTCTGAATAAAGCTACTTTGCCTTCATCAGTTCTTATTGTTACTCTTTTTTTAGTTAACTTTTCTAGTTTTACTTGTAGATCTGTTAGCCAATCAAAGGCAGGCACAAGTTTACCTTTATGCCATACCTTATCATGTGGATCTATCCATTTTGTTATCTGTATCATCCTATTTTAGCTCCTTTAACAGGTAAATTAACATCAAGATGCTCTTTTTCTCTATTAGCTGTACTTTCTATCCTTAAAGATCTAATTAAATTAGTCTCTTTCTCCTTAAATGGAGTAATAGATAGCACTTTATTTGCATTATAAGCTACTCTAAATGAACCTTTTGCTGAAGCTATATTCATACCTTCTTGAAAAGCTGATTTAGTTATTTCAGATACAGCAAATACGATAATATTATTTTTTACAGCAAGTTCCATTAATGCTTGTGAAGCTTCCTCTACTTTCATATTATTATCTGATTTTTGACTTCTTAATAAGCCCATATGGTCTATAACTACTATTTCAGGCTTTCTTGGTAGTAACATTATACGTTTTTGTAATTCATGTGGAAAACAACTGTTATAATCTACAGTTAACCAGTCAAATTGCTGACTTATACCATTAGCATATTGACTATAATGGTCTTTTAACTGTTTTTCATCCCAATCATTCTCCATCATTACAAATCTCATCCACATTTGACGTGGACTCATCTCCATTTCTACAAAATAAGTGTTTCTTTTGAACATATTAACTATATTCTGTAAGAACATTGTTTTCATAGATTTAGGAGGTGCCTGTATAATTACTACTTCTCCTGGATAAACAGGGAAATCTTGTCCATAAGGTTTGCCTATATTTATAGGATCATGATTTGTAGTAAGAAAATCAACTAATTCCTTTTCCATGGCTTTAGCATCCATAGTATTTTGTGATTTCTTAGACTTATAAAGCCTACAATTAGTACTACAATATTTATCCATCCAAATATCTGAACAACCATAGTTATATCCATTACCATTATGACCTTCATAACAATCAGTAACTATTTTATCCATTTCAGCTTTAGTAAATGGGTGTGATTTAAGATCAACTCTTTGTCTCCAATCTTCCATTACCAATCTTACCATATGCTCTGGATATCTCCAACGCAAATGTGCTGCTATGCGTAAAGCTATCTGATGTCTTGATCCTTGAGCACTACCTGCTACCATCTTTTGTACACAAGTATACCATATAGGATCAGGGTTTCTGCCAAGAGTTACTGTTTCAAATGTTTTATCACTAGCTACAGTTTTTCTTTTCAATACGTCAAATACTGGTTCACAGTCATTATCTCTAACAGCTGTGTTCCATTCATATGTTGAGCGTTTAGTTTTTGCAAGTTCTAATATAGTATCTATAGTTCCATGTAACTCACTTGGTTTTAATGGTATTTTCCATAACTTAGATTTACTATTCAAAGTATTGACAATTCGAATAAGCCTTGTTTTATCTGATACCGATGCATCAGCATATTCATATATTCCTTGTGCTTTCATCTCATCTTTTACTTTTAAATGCAAATCAGGTGATGGTTTCCATCTAAATGCAGCTTCAGGTATTCCTAAATGAAATCCTGTTCCTGAGAAATACAACTGGTATGGTATGCACATATCATCTAATAGTATAGTCAAACCAATAGCTGCCTGTCTCGCTTCTTCTGAGTTTGAACCATCTACATCTAATATATATTCATTAGGCATGTAAAGCATCCCATCATAAGATGATAATGTATGATTTTTCTTTACATAATCTACCACATGAGCATCATAATCATACAGTGACATAAATGTATCTTGAGCCATACCAGCATACTTCTCCATATCTGCTGAATCACTAAAGTGATGTCTATTTGATAATCCAAATGCAAACTCTTTAATCATCAAATTCTCCTCTCTCTAAACCAATCTTTAGTCTATAAAAGGAGAAATATATATGATCATTTTCACCTACATCTATATTATGATCCATAGCCATTTTAGAAGATTCTTCAAAGTGTCTTTTCTCTTCAGGCATATACATAATTAATAGATTTTCTATTGCTTTTTTTAATTTCATTATTCTCCTTAATGTAAAAAGGGGACATTGGGTCGGCTAAAACTTATATCCCCTAATTACTTTACCTTTATATCTTTTAGAAAGGGATATCAGCTGATTGTGTATTAGTTTCTGTAACTGGGACTGTAACATTATTAGCTTTTTTAGCTAAATATGTTTCTAATCTCTTAGCTGCACCAGTTTGAATACTATTACAAATGTCTTCACTGAATGTCATATGCTCATATTTTCCTGGAATAGGTGCACATTCACTAGATATTCTATTATACTGAGGTTTCTTTGGATCAGGATATAAGTATATAGATACATTCTTACCTACTAATCCTTGAGCCTCATCGTCAAATTGAATTATTGGTCTTTTGCCAGTAGGATCATCAAGAACTGCTATAATGCCTGCTTGAGCATATTTAAATACTCTAGCTATAGCAAATTCTTCATTATCTTTTGAACTTATAGTTTCCCAAACTTTCATAGTTTGGTACTCACCATAACCATCAAACCATACTTCTAGATACTTTTTACCATTCCAGTCACCATATTCTGCTTTAGATATAGTAGCTTCATGCCACCCTTCAGAATATTTACTTCCACCTCCAGTTGAGGCAGACATTGTCTTAATAGCCATTTAGCTCTCCTTTATTTTTTTGAAATACTATTACCATCATCATCAAATTGACCTATACCAGCTATAGATGACAATCCATATCTTCTACCATATGTTATTGCGCTACCTAATGCTTGAATATCCTGCTTTGGGCCTAATATGATCTTACAACTACTCTTTATCCATTGTCCTGATGAATGCATCAACATTGTTGTTACAAACCATCCATCTGTTCTATTGAAATCAGTTCCTTGAACTACAGATATACCATTCTTGCTTAATTGTGGCATACAAGATTCTATTACTGTATGTAAATCAGCATAATTACTATTAAAGAATGGATTTTTACTTTTCTTAGCTGCACCTCTTATTTCAGACTGTGCCTTTGCTAAAGCTCCTGCTAGCTTGTCGATTTGGTCAGATTTCCACTCAGAGTTCGTGTTTTCTGGCGGGACCTGTTGGACAGCAGGAATTACTTCTTGCGATTGTTCTTCCATTGGGTTCTCCTGTTGTGAAATTAGATAATATACCAGCCTAGACGGAATCTTCTATGGATGTCTAGTTCCTTATAGCATGGATTCCCATACTGGATTTAATTATTATCTATTCTTTTTCTTTTTACTAAAAACATCATTCTCTTTTGAATAATGTTTATGACTTTAGGGTCTTTTTTTAGTTCTAAAGCATTTAAATAAACTTTTAAATAGACCTTTATAATTTCATCATCAATATTATATTCTTGGTTGTTTTCCATCTGCATAATATAATACTTTCATGATATCTATCAAAGAGAAAAGGGGGAGGTGCAGGGTTTTTTACAACCTTTATTACACCTCCCATGTAGCTTCAATTCAAATTACCTCTAAATGTTTTTAAGTTTATCTGCCAAAGCAAATATATCTTCAAAAGTATACTCTAGGTCTTTCATTGAAACTACGTTGCTCTCTCTATCAACAGTAACTGATATGCGATTACGTGTTGCAATAACACCATCTTTATTATCAGTTATCATCATCTCCTCTGTCATGTAACCCTCCTTAGGTTAATGTTGTAGGCTCTACATAAGCATAATCAGACAATCCACCATCATGTTCAGCTACTCCATCAGGCATATCAAGTGGGGTGAATCTAGTATTTTCATTTTCACCATCTCTCCATGCAAGAGCAGATTTAACAGTAAGATCAGCTATATGATCCCAGTTATTATCAGCTTTAGTAGCAACACCTTCTAAATGATACTCTCCTGTACTAGGATTGGTCATTTTAAGATATGTACATACTTTGTCTGGATGAACTGTTTGTGATTGTCCTGACCATTCACTCCATGATAATGGTATTGTTATTTGTACCAATTCATATGGTAGTCCATTAACAGTAGCTTTATCTAATACATTTTGCTTATATGGAGACAATACTTGTTCTATACCAAAGTGATTTATTAATCTACGCCTTCTATCTGAATTACGATGCTTAAATACATCATCAATAGGTATATATTCAAAATTACCTTCAGAAGCCTCATATCTTTCAATAGCTTTCTTATCATGATATCTAGCTTTAGCACCATTATTTCTAATAGACTTATCTTCATCTAAATATTGATTATACTTTTCATTAGCCCATTTAGGTATTTTAGATATTAGCTTTCCATTCCAATCAAACTTCATTTTATTTGAAAATGGAATAAACTCATTACCATTTGCATGTACTATGTCATATCCTCTGCTATATCTAGTATAAGTATTATATAATAGATTAAGAGATAAGAATGATCCAATATCCCAGATATCCCATTTTCTAGCTATTTGAGCTTCATCAGGAGGTCTATTATATCTTTCAGAAGCAGTTCTTGGACATAACATAATATATTCATTGGTTAATTTAGCTACAGGAGTTTTTACATACTTTCCTTGTTGCCATGTATTGCCTTTGTATACATTTATCTTATTTTTAGCCATTTTGACAAAATAAAACATATTATACATGAATTTAGCACCACCTCTACAGATAAGAGCTTCATTTACTTTACCATGCCTCATAAGTGTTTTTATATTTTTATACATTAGTCTGCTACCCCACTTACTGTGTTAGAGAATGGATCATATTCTTTAACTATTCTAACTCTATAAACACCTTCTGGTAATGTAATAGCTTCATGTTCTTGATGCTTAATAGTTGCTTCAGAGCCAGATACTTCAAAATATTCAGGAACTCGACCTAAGCCTTGATTATTTCTATTATTCCATCCCCAATTATTAAAGTGTCTAGTAACTTCTACATCTTTATTTTCATCATGCATTACATCTATAGAATGATGATGTCCAGTTGCCTCACCCAATGCTAATGTAGCAACAGATGATTCTTTTGGATTTTTTCTACTATGAATGGTACTTTTACCATTAAACTTAATAAATGAGTCCATCATTTCTTCATTATCATTTATTCTTAACATCAACACATCTCCTTGTTGATACTTTACGTATTTTTGCTTCACTACGTTCTCCTTTTTCTTGTTGTTCTTTAACATGCATATAATATAAATAGTCATTTAAACTATCATCAAATGATATGCTTTCTTTCCAGTAATAAGATTTTATCTTACCCATCGGCTATCATAAGTTTCAGACAATTCAGATCTTCTCTTTTCAATATTCTTTATTAGATCTTCAGTAATAACAGTATTGCCATATTCACTTATCTCTCCAATGTTATTTTTATAATATTTAATCATTTTATCGTACATAGTAATAGTACGCTTTCTAACTTCTCCAAGTGCCATTATTTCTCCTTATATTGCCATGTATGATTAGGACTACCATAATCACCAATGACTGTTTTCTCACTTTTAATAAGAATATTATTATTAGTAAGGTTAGTTAAAGCTCTACGTACAGATGTTATAGGAAATATTATATTATAATCTGTAATAAATGCTTCTTGTAATTGAAATGGTGTGTAGCTATTATTAGAGTTAACTTTCATGTGTAGCTCTAGCTGTGATTCCTGTGATTTAGCTTTATTAATAGCTGTTTCTAGATCTTTACCCATCAACTTGTTAGTATTGTAATAACTCATTGTATTCTCCTTATTATTTTCCAAATACCTTGATTCCTTACTCTTACAAATAATGTAGTTGCTACCTCTTGTTCAGTTAATTCACCATCTTCCCATAAATCTTCCATTGGTACTTCTTCCCATTTTTCGTTATCTTTTTTATACATTATCATCATCCTCTTTAAATAACTTGCCTTCTGTAAATTCAGTAGTTCTATGTTTATCATCGTATTGCTTATTCATCTCTTTTTTGTTTTCATAATTAGTAGCTATTTGATCTTCGGTATTTATTATAAATTGAATTGTATAATTATCTTTACCTGATTCTTTCTCACTTATTTTAATACCTACTACATGACCATTTATATGTTGTTCTTGTAGTTTAATTACTGCAGCTATATCACTACGATATAAACCACCTTGAATTACTCTACCTTCCCAGCCTTGCAGCCAATATACTCTATCTTCTTTCATTAACTACTCCCTTTCTTATTAGTTTTTTAAGTTTATCTTTAGGACCACGCTTTAAACATTTCTCACAAAATGCTTCTGTTGCATCCTCTATATCTATATCACATTGTATACATTTGCAGGGTATCATATTATATCTCCTATTTAGCTCTTTAACTATCAGTGAGTATCTATTATCATTCTTATAGTCAGCGAACATAAAGCTTAATAAATAGTAATCCATTAATAAATAATATTTACTAACATTATCTAATTTATTCATTTCTTTATTATATGATATACAACATACATCATAATACTCCCACTTAATACACATTGCGATACTATATCTATAATATATAATAAATCATACATTGCATCTGTCATTACATACCTCCATATTTATGTTCACCTAACAATGCTTCAGACATTTCTCTTGACCATCCGTCTAGCATGTTATGTTTAATTATTTCATAATCACGGCCTTGACATATACAACCAATATCATCACAATACTCATACCATCTATCTTTATTCATTGCTACCTCTTTTCTATGTACATCACAGGCTGTATTAATGGAGGATAACCTGTGAAATTTATGTTCATTGTTGCTCATCGGTATTTGTTATCACTCTCGTGTTGTCCTTCCGCCTATTGCATTGTTATTAATACATTTACATACCCTAGCTAACAGCATTCATAAGTTGATCAATATATATCCCAGGATTCAACCATCAGAGCTTGTGCCATTAACCTACTCCACTCTTAGCTCTAGAGTGTAATGTTTAGGACATAAGAGCCACATACTCATCAGTATGGTGTTATCTACTAGCCCATTATAAATGTCTTTATAATAACATTTTGTAGATATTCTTATGCCCTTAAATTATACCCTCTCAAGTCACGGCTTTGTGGTAAATTTGTACTTATAGACACTCCAATATCTATTCATACAACACTTGGCTATTAAGAGGGCTTTATTACTACCATAATCTTCGGTCAGAACACAATACTAGATCACCAACCTTTCCCCAAAAGTCTATGATTCAAATATCTATTATGGTAGATAATATTAAAACTGCAGGAGGAGGTAAGCGAAAGGAGCAATCGTACTTACCTCACTCTCCCTTGAAGATAGCTCACAGGCTACTATTATTCAAATTTAAATGCTTGGCGATCAGCTGTCCACATCTTAGTGTGTGTAGCTCTATAAATCTCTTCAACGTCCTTTCTAAACTGATTATTATCATGCTTACAATCATCACCATAATATAATGTGTCATTTAATTCACCATCAGGATGTCTTTCTACATAATATATTGCTATGTATGATCTATTTAAATCTGTACCTAGACTATCAAATGGTACTATCTCAACTGATCTTATTTCATTTAAGTTATAAAACTTATTTACTTGTAATTTTACGAACATTTACTACTCCTTTTCTTTTAATTAATAATTAAGGGGGGAATTTCTCTCCATCCCCCAAGGAGTTAATTTAGTCATCATCATCTATGATTGGATGATTATATCTCACCCTCTGATAGGCAACTAATTGCTGTTCAGATTCAATATCATAATGTAACCTAGCTCTACGACAAGCATAACTTGAGTTCTTCGCCATGACATTTGCCACTTTGACTAACTTAGTGTTTAATATTGCAGTAAGAGCAGTTGACTCAACTATCATAAACACCTCATACAAATACATATTACATCTCCTTATCTTATTATTAATGGCTATCTTTTTATGTTCTTATTGGTTGCCTAAGATAATTGCATGGAAGTGCTTATTAATGTGTATATGTGTGGTATAAGTTGGTGTAATAATAACTAATGTGTGCGTCATTATCATGTCCACGCTAACCATATGAATAAGAAGTATAAAGGGAATAAATGAATATTCCCCTATACCATTACCTATTACCAGCATAAACCCTACGTTGTAAAGCTTTAATCCTTAGATTAATAGTAGCTCTAAGTTCCCAATCTTGCTCTTCTTGTGCATCTATTGCTAGATCCATCAAGTCTTCCATGTATAGATTAGTAACTCTTCTACGTTCTGCTTTACTATGACATAACTTAATAGCTTGCTTATACTCAGCCTTACCATCATCATACTCTCTATGCAGCTGACTATCTAAAGCATTAGCATACTTGTTATCTTCTACAACTTCTACTTCATTTTCTAGTGCCATTGGCTCTCCTTATTCTTATGAATTAATTAATCAAAAAAAATACAAATGAAAAATAACGAAATCGTGATAACGAAAAACCCCTGATAAGGGGGTACCTCTATATAAAAGACCACACACCAAAATGCCACATTTTTTAAAACCTTTATTACAATTCCAAAAATATCATTTGTAAAATACCAATATCAAAGATTATATTATCGCATCGGTAATTATTGAAATATAGTTATCACCCTTAAGGTACACGTGAGAATCGTTCTGCTGGTAGGGTCAGAAGTTGGGTTGTAGGTTATCAATATAGTTAACTGAGGGGTCCCCAATAACCGATAAAAACTGCTTTAATATAAATCTAGAGTAAGGGAGATATGACTGGCTCTAGAGGAAATTTAAAGTTAAAAGTTTGAAACTCTCAGGGAGAACTATATCCAGGAGGACTTATGAAGAAGGAATATAATCTGACTATTAAATATGATGATAATGGAGATGGTTGTGAGATTGATGAATATCTTGATGAAGAAGAGCTTATATTTACAATAGATGATAAAGATGTTTTATGCCCAGAAGAGATGGCAAGAATGTTATTAGAACTTGATAGCAATATTCTGGGATTAGCTTAATTATTTACCAAGGCCTGGCGGCCTTGAGCCTATGAGAAACTACAGAATAAGGAAAATAGAACACACAGTATTTGATTCCATTGACGAATTACCAGATGACTTTGTTTATCTACGTAATTGGAGAGATGGTATTATAGGTGACTGGGTGTTAGCTGATGATGGTGCGGTACTTCAGATCTTACGTAAAGGTAAGATGATGAAGGCACGTGGTGCTGATAGGTGTGTCCATTATATAGGGACATGTACTGGGACATTTATAGTATCAGATAAGAAGAAGCTGGATAGCTCTAAAAGAGTAAATATATATAGTATAGGTGGAAACCTAGAACGTAATGAAAGAGTAGAGAAAAGACAGACCTTATCTGGTAAAGAGGCCTTATTTGTGCAATATGTGAGTAAAGGTATGGATCCAAAGAAAGCTTATTTAGAGGCTTTTCCTACTAATGATCCACATTATGCAGGTATGAAGGCCACTAAATTAATGAAAACAACGAGGATATTAAGTAGTATGAAAGAAGAATTAAAACCCCATATGGAAGAATTAGGTATAGACGAAGGTTATATACTAAGAGAGATAAAGGGAGTAATAGATAAAGAAGAGGCTAAGGATGATACTAAGTTGAAAGCTTTATTTAAGCTTGCTGATATTATGGATATGGAAGATAAGAATAAGACGCAAGTTACTCAATTAACAGGTGCTGTATTTAAGGGTTTTTCAGATGATACTCTAGAAGCGGCAGAAAGACCAAAGGAGTTAGGAAATGGCTAATGATTATGATGAGTATAAAAATAATAAAGAATCGTTAGAGTCACGATTATTTAACATGAAACATGGTTATCCCTTAGATATGGAAATAGACAAAATACCTGGATATCCTAAATATGACGAAAGATTTTTAGATTTAATGGGTTGGGGAGTAGGTGCAAATCAATTAGCTACTGATAGATATAGACAAGATTATGGAGAAGGCTCTGCTACAACTCAAAGTCTTCTTAAAGATTATTGGGATTCTGAATCTGATGATTATTATGATATTAAAGATAAAAAAGCTGTAGATAGAGCTAAAAAAGCTAATGTTGGTGATATGATGTACGCAACTTTAGCTAAAGATTTAGACGATTATTTATACAAAGCTAGGGAAGAGGGATATCAAGCACAAGATAATATTATGCAGATTATATATACTATCTCAGATGCTAATCTTAGAAAAAAAGAAATAGATGAACGACTAAAAAAGGAAAGTCAAGCAAGAAAGGATTTTGCTAAAAGAGTGTTAGGAACAGAAAATCCTGCAGATGCATTAAAAATTAAAGAAAGAGATATAATTGAATTTTTACATAATGTTCCTAATAGAAAAAAATAGATAGGGAGTTGGAAATGACTAATGAAGTAAATAAATATGCATTTGGGCAAATGACTGCTGGAGCAGAAGATAACCAAGGGGAATGGGGAACTACATCTGATAATGCTTGGTTTCCAGAAGGTGGAAGATTATTCCCAGAAATATTCGATGATGCTTTACAAATGCCAGAATATTCAGGAGAAGCTCTAAATATGATACTTTCTTTGGCTGGAGGAGGAAGCGCTGCTAAAGCTGTAAATCAAGCAACTAAAATAAATAATATAAAAAACCTTTTAAAATCATATTTGCCTGTAGCTCAAAAAATGTCTAAAGATGATATTATGAAAATGGCAACTGGAATGTCTAAAAAGCCTGCTTTATATAGTAAAAAAGAAGTTGGGATGATGCAAAAATCTTATTTAGATAGACTAAAAAAAGCTGATGATTTAGCTATAGAAATGACAAATAAAGGTAGGATGTCAGATGCTTTTGGAAGACCAGGAAGCCTTAGAAGTCCTTTGGCGGGTAAATATAAAGATATTGAAAATCTTAGAAGAGAGGCAGATATAATAGAAACAGAACTGTTAAGAAATCAATGGGTTGAAACAATAGGCAGAGTTCCAAATATAAAAGATCTTGGAAAACTTAAACCATTTCCTCAAGAAATTGCAGAGCAATTAAATCCACTTAAACCGTTTCCTCAAAAAATTGCAGAGCAATTAAATCCTAATAAAAGGTTAGGCAGAGCAGCTCCTTTTTTATTACCAGAAATAGAAGAAGCAGGATATTAAATAAATGGACGCAAATGTATCTGCATTTAATCAAATGAATGAAGCTACTAAAGATGATATGGACTTAGATATATTTAAAGAAGAAGTTAAAGAAGAACCTGTAGCTGAAGAAAAAGATTCAAGTCAAGCATTGCTTGCATTTTTAAATGACAAGATGATGGAGATGGATCCTGTAAAGGATGTAGAAGATCATCTTAAATTATATGATAGTATGCCTGAAGGAGAGAAAGAAGCTCTTAAATCCTATTATGGATTATTAGAGCTGTATAATGTATTTGGTCCTAAGCTAGCTAATTGGTTAGAAGAGTACCATAAAAAAGATAGTGAAAATATTCCATGGGATGATGATGAAGCAAAAGCTACTAGTATATGGAATAATAAGATAGCTATAGATTTAATTAAGTCAGGCAAGTTTAAATCTTTTAATAAAGATATGACTTTAGAAGAATTTAGAAAACCTTTACAGTTTTTAAAGGTATAGTTAATAACAACAAACAAGCCCATTCACGCACAGCCAGTGCTTAGGGCAGGAGGATAATATGGCTTACGCAAAAGGTATGCAGAAGTATACTGTACAAGAATCTCAAAACATAGGTCTAGGTCAATCAGGTTACGATTATGTAACTAATGCTACTGTAAATGCTAATACATATATAGCAGTTACTAGTCTTGGAACTACATCTGGAGTTGGTGCTGCAACTTTAACTTTAACATCGGAAGATACAGATTATTGGGATACATGCAGTACAATAGAAGTTCCAGCAGGAGTTACTATATATGGTAGATGGTCTGGAGTTACTGTTGGAAGTGGTGATGCAGCAATAGTATATAGAGGTTAATTATGTTAGGATTAAGTAGTAGCGCAATTAATCAAAGAAATACTCCATTTAAACTTATCAATACTATAGATCTTACAGCTTTTTCAAGTTGGAGTCAAAGCGATGTAGATACATTTTCTGAAGTTAGTGGAGGATTAGGTTGGGATGTTATCGATAATGATGATGATTGGATGGTATATTCAGATGCATTTACAATACCAAGTCATGCAGAGCAAATTGTAGTTACTTATGATTTTAATATAAATTCAATAGAGTCTGGTGGAAATATTGGAGTATTTTTATCATCTCAAACAGATGGCGGAGGAACTAATAGTGTTTTAACTGTATATACTGATTCTGGAAATACAGTAGGTGCCTATCATATGGCAGCTGCAAATACTGCATTTACTAGATTAGTAATCAGAGATATATTTTCAGGAGACAAAGATACTACTATAACAGGATTTACTAATTGTTATATACATATATTACAATAAGGAGTATTAATGAGTGTACTTGGAAAATATTCAACACAAGAAGCAGTTAATGTAGATACTTCAGCTATATGGGATGTACAAACAGCAGTTACTACTACAGATACTACTACACAACATGTAGATGTTTCTAATCATCATATAGCAATAATAGATGCTTCATCTCCTATAGATATATTATTTGACAATCAAGCTACTACTAATTGCAGTGATACTAATGATTTAAAGATACCATTAGGTATATCATCTATGAAAATACCTAAAGGATTGGGTAAGACTATTTATTTGCATTGGAGAAGAGATGGCTCTACCAATGCTACTGTGCGAATGATACTTTGTTAAAGGAATAATATGGCGTTAATTGGTGGCGGATTTATAAGCACTCCTAGTCCCGTAAGTGGACAGAAGGCTATTGCTGTTGGTAAAACAGCTGTAGATACAGATTATATATTAGATGTATTAAAGTCTAATGATAGTACTGTACCCTCCCTAAAAGTAGAACAAACAGGTTCTGGTGATGCAGCTATTGAAATGAAAACAGCTGATGAATCTTGGTCTGTAGGTGTAGATAATAGTGATTCAGATATATTAAAAATATCTAATGGTTCTGCATTAACTTCAAGTGTACTTATGGCAATGGACCCAAGTACTAACACAACTACATTTGGAGGATCTGTTGCTATATCAAAAGCTGCTGGTGGTGATTATCAAAATTTAGCATTTACAGGTGATGCACAAGCAGTCAATGTAAGTATATTTGCTAATGCAACATCAAGAGGTAGAATTAATTTAACTGATTATACATCAGGCAATGCTATACAATTAACATTAATGAGTGGTGGAAATAATAGGCTTATAGTATATGAAGATGGCGAAGTACAGATAAGTGGAACATCGAGTTTAGCAAGACCATTTGAAATAGCAAGAGATACATATGATACTTGGCAATTTGGTATTGGTGCAAATTCTATTTATTTAAGAGATAAAAATACTGCAAATGTAGCATTAACTGTACACGGAGTATCAGGAAATCAATATTTAGAATTAGGTCAATATAATAATATTTCTTTAGCAAGACAAAGTAGCGTAATAATAGGCTATCAAGCTATGCATTCTGTAATGACAGGAGATACAGACCCTGAACGAAATGTAGCTATTGGTAGGGGTGCATTGATGAATGCTAATGATGGTGCTGATGATAAAAATGTAGCTATAGGATTTCAAACATTAGGAAATTTAAGAGGAGCAGGTAGTAATGTAGCTATTGGCGACCAAGCTATGTATGGTTACCAAAAGGCATTATATGATTCTGATAATTCGCAAGGTGTGAATGCTTTTATTACAGGCACAAGTAATGTAGCTATAGGTCAATCATCATTATTAAATGCAATCACTGCAAGTTATAATATGGCTTTAGGCTATGAAACATTAAAAGACAATAGATATTCTAATTCTAATGTTGCTATAGGTTATCAAGCATTGCTTGATGCAGGTACAGAGTCGTCAGGAAATAATCAGCAAACATTTGGTAATGTAGCAATAGGATATCAAGCAGGATATCAATGTCAATATGGAGATGCTAATTTCTTTTTAGGGAAACAAGCAGGTAGATATTTAGGTGGTGCAGATAGAACAAGTGATATAAATCTTGGCTCATATAATGTAGCTATTGGTGTATTTTCTATGACACACGGACATAGTACAGCACCTGCTAATAATACAGGATATCAAAATGTAGCTATTGGTTATGCTTCTATGCAAGGGCAAGGTGAAACTAATTTTACAGCACAAAACAGCATAGCTATTGGAAATACATCTATGCAACATATTCAAGATGCTCATAGATGTACAGCTATTGGTACTCATTCTATGATAGATATGCAATCAGGAGATGATAATATTGCTATTGGCTATGTATCAGGTAGATATAGAACTGCATCAGATTGGAATATATCTATAGGAAATTATGCTTTAATAAATGGTGAATCAGATGATAAAGGTAATAATACAGGCGAAGATAATATTGCTATTGGTCATTATGCAATGGGACATAATTATGGAGATGATGTAGCTAATTTTACAGGAGAAAAGAATGTTGCTATAGGTACTAAAGCATTAAGTGAAAATTTAACAGGTTCAAGAAATGTATCAATAGGGTATGAATCTTTAGTAAATATGACTGCAAGTCGAAGTGATTATGGTACAGTAGCTATTGGATATCAAGCAGGATATCAAGTAAGAGGTGGTTCAAATACAGGTTGGAATGTTTTTATTGGAGATAAAGCAGGAGAAACTTGGGGATATTCAGGTGCTTCACAATTAGGATATAATGTTTTTGTAGGTGCAAGAGCAGGTAGAAACGGAACAAGTGCTAATAGTTATGGAGATAATAATTGCAGTGGTAATGTAGCTTTAGGGTACAGTGCTATGGGAACTGCAAATTCAAGTGCATTTACAGGTGGAGAAAATACAGCTATTGGTAAGGTTGCATTAGGAGATATATCAAGTGGCTCACAAAATGTAGCATTAGGAGCAGGAGCAGGAGCATTAATCACTTCAGGTTCTGGTAATATGTGTATTGGTAAATCTGCATTAGGTGCTATAACAACACAAACAGGTGGTACTGCTATAGGTAATTATGCTTTATATAGGTCAGGAGCAACAAGTACAGGTATAGGATATTTTGCAGGAGCATATTTAGGAGGTGGTGCAAGAAATACAATTATAGGCAACGAAGCAATGAGAGGTGGCTATAATACAGAAGACCCTAATGGAGATGGTAGTGTAGGTTGGGCAGATAATGATGCATCTGATAATGTGGCTGTTGGATATAAAAGTTTAGGACATTCTGATAATGTTGGAACATCTACAGCATTTACAGCAGATAAAAATGTTGCTGTTGGTTCTTATTCAGGGACTTCTTTATCTACAGGGGAAAAAAATGTATTTTTAGGGGCATATTCAGGTGAAGAAATAACAACAGCAGATGGAAATACATATATAGGAGCATATTCAGGCGACACTACAACAACAGGGCATAGTAATACAGCAGTAGGCTATTATTCATTAAAAGGGCATAGCAACACAAAAGGAGATGGAGTGCCTTTTAAATCGACAGCATTAGGATATGAAGCAGGTAGGAATGCTTTAAATGCTCGTGGAACTGTAGCAGTAGGTTGGCAAACTGCATATGGTAACTATTCAGCAGATTATATACATATAGGCAATAGTGCAGGATATAATTATGGCACTTTAGGAGATAATACAGGCTCAAGTAATAGAGGAAATATAAGTATAGGACACGGTTCATTATATGGAACAACTGCTTCTAATTATATGAATTGCACTGCTATAGGTAATTATGCTTTAAATGATTTAACTACAGGGAATAGAAATACAGCGCTTGGTAGCCAAGCAGGTAGAAGCACAACAACAGGTGCAGATAATTTTTATTGTGGTACTTTTGCAGGTCAAAATCACAAGACAGGTAATTATAATATTGCTATGGGTGCTTATGCTTTTGTCAATGGAACTTATCACGAAGCTACTAATTATGCTTCAGCTACATTAAGCGCATCAGATAATATTGCTTTTGGTTACAAATCAATGGGAGATAATTTTGCTACAGGTTCTGAATCGGCTGTTAATTTTACAGCAGAAAAAAATATAGGGATTGGAAGTAGTACATTAAGTAAAAATTTAACAGGTTCAAATAATATTGCTATAGGATATGAAGCACTAAAGACAGAAGATACAGGTAGTGATAATATAGCGATTGGAAAAAACTCATTAAAACTTCAAAATTATGATGGAAGTGGGTATAATGTATGTATAGGTAATAGTGCAGGTGAAAGTGCTACGTCTACGCAATTTTCATTTTTTCTTGGTCAATCAGCAGGTAAATATGTAACAACTGCTAATAATAACATTGCATTAGGTTACGAAACGCTTGGTGCAGGTAAGGGTGCTAATAGATTAAGAGGTTATGGTGATGGTGGTGGAATGGCTGCATATTCAGGTGAAAGAAATATTGCTATTGGATATAGAGCATTATATAGTTTAAGTAATTATATAGCTTCTTCAGATACATTAATACTTGGAACATCAGCATCATCATACAACAATACTGTAATTGGTGCTTATGCAGGTACTGATATGACTACTGCTAAACAAAATACTTTAATAGGTGCAGGTGCAGGTGGAAATGTATTAGGTAATTTAAATACCATGATTGGTAGTGGTGCTGGTAGTAATGTATTTAATGCAAGTAATGTAGTAGCTATAGGTAATGCTATGGGTTCTTATAGTGGTCAAACAGGTTGTGTTGCTATAGGAGTAGGAGCATTTAAAAATTTAAGAGTAAGTGGTGGAATAAGTACAGTAGATGATACCACTCCAACACCATCAGATGCTTGGGAACCAGGTCAATCACATACAAATATACCAGCAACAAGTGATGATTCGGTAAATGGAACAGGAGCAACATTTGATATAGAAACTGATGGTTCAGGAAATCCTACATTTACAGTTAATACAGCAGGGTACGGATATAAATCAGATGATGAATTAACATTTACAGACCCACACGCAGGTACATCAAATACAGCAGTAGTAGTAGTAAATGCTACATTAAGCGAAACAGATAGACAAGTAGCAATCGGATATAATGCAGGTGTTGATTTAACATATGGTGTAGGTAATACATTAGTAGGAGATGAGGCAGGGCAAAATATCACTACAGGAAATTACAATACAGCAGTTGGTCCAAAATCGTTAAGTACTAATGTAACAGGTGGCTACAATGTAGCAATGGGTCGCAGAGCATTGTACACATCTACAGCAAGTTTTAATACAGGTATAGGTTCTGATGCAGGTTATAAAAATACAACAGGGCAATATAATTTCTTTTTAGGATATACAGCAGGATATGAAAACACTACATCAAATGATAATGTATATATTGGCTATCAAGCAGGAAGATACAAATCAACAGGAGCAAGTGGTGCAGGTAGAAATATAGCAATAGGTTCTTCAGCTTTTAGAAATGGTGAAAGTGATGATGCAGATAGTAATACAGGTTATGAAAATGTAATATTAGGTTGGAACGCTATGTCAGGCAATGTAGGTGCTGATGCAGGACATTGTACTGCTAATCAAAATGTTTTAATTGGTACTAAAGCAGGATATATGAATTTATCAGGTGATAAAAATGTTGGAATAGGTGATGAAGCATTAGATACATTAACTACAGGCAATGAAAATACGATGGTAGGATATCAAGCAGGTGATGGAATTACTACAGGTGCAAATAATACAGGTGTTGGTTCAGATGTAGCTTTTGATGCAGATGCTGATAATCAAATTTGTATAGGCTATCAAGCAACAACAACAGCATTAAATAGTGTTAAAATAGGTAATGCTTCTATTGCTAATGCTAATATCCAAGTAGATTGGACTATAGATTCAGATAAAAGAATTAAAAAAGATATAGAAAATAATACATTAGGATTAGATTTTATAAATGATTTAAAGCCAAGAAAATATAAAAAATTACACCCTGCCGATTGGGATAAAGAGATACGAGAAAAAAGATATGAAGATGGTGTTAGAGATGAGTTTGATGATGAAAAGGTTTGGGACGGATTAATTGCACAAGAAGTAAAAGAAACAATAGAAAAAAGTGGTACAAGTTTTAGTGGTTGGTCAGAAGATGCAAATGGAAAACAAGGAATACAATATTCAGCATTAGTTGTGCCTCTTATTAAAGCAGTGCAAGAATTATCTAAAGAAGTTAATGAATTAAAAAGGAGATTGAAATGAATATAAAAAACTATGTAAGTTTAAAAAGTAAATCAGCAGTAAGTTTTAGTAAAGCTGATGATAGTGATGGAATTACTCGTTACTATCTAACACAAAAAAGATGGGATAGTGAAACAGGCACTGCTTTAGCTGATAATAAGTCTGAAGTAGAGCTTCATCATTATGAATCAGATAAAGCAAGTATTGAAGCTGAAATTTCTGAATTAACAACAAAAAAAGATGCATTAACAGAAATAATAAAGGATATAAAAGCACTATGAGTAAAAAACAAGACCCACAAGTAGAAGATATTATAAAAAAAGAAGATTTAAAGCCTGAGCTTGAATCTGTAGTAACTCAATATAATAAAGCTATTCAAGATAGAGCGGCTGCAGATGAGTTAGCTAAAAGATGTTTAGGAGCTATAGAAGTTCTTCAAGGACTTATTGGTGAAGAAACATCTGAAAAAGAGGAAGAAGCAGAAATAGTTGAGTAATATTAATACACATAACGTTAGTAAGGCTGAAGAAGATTTAAGGCTAGCTAGTAAAGATCTTATAGCTTTTGGTAAATTATTTTTACCTGAAGATTTTATGAGATCTGAAAGTCCATTCTTTCATTATGAAGTAGCTGATTCTTTATCTGATACTAGTGTTAGACAGTTAGCTGTTATATTGCCAAGAGGACACGGCAAAACAGTATTAACTAAGTGTAATATAATGCAAGACTTTTGCTTTACACAAGAACCCTTATTCTATGGTTGGGTGGCTGCTAGTTCTAAAATATCAGTCCCCAACCTAGATTATATCAAATATCATTTGGAATATAATGATAAAATAAAATATTATTTTGGAAATTTAAAAGGCAGGAAATGGACAGAAGATGATATCGAACTTAAGAATAACTGTAAGCTTATTAGTAAATCTAATTTATCAGGTATTCGTGGCGGGGCTAAGCTACATAAAAGATATGATCTTATTATACTTGATGACTTTGAAGATGAAAATAATACAATTACGCCAGAATCAAGGTCTAAAATAAGCAATCTTGTTACAGCTGTGGTATTCCCCGCACTTGAACCTAAAACAGGGAGATTGCGTATAAATGGAACTCCTGTGCATTTTGATGCTTTTATACAAAAGATTTTAATAGGTCATGAAAAAGCTAAGAAAGAAAAAGAGGATTTTGCTTGGAAAGTTATAACATATAAAGCTTTACAAGATGATGGAACACCTCTTTGGCCTTCTTGGTTTGGTCATGAAGAAATGGAGAGAAAAAAGAAATTTTACCAAGACTCTGGTCAGCCTCAAAAGTTTTATCAAGAATATATGATGGAAGTCCAAAGTGAAGAAGATTCTATTTTCACAAGAGATCATATTAAATATTGGGACGGACAATTTATTCAGGAGGATGAAAGTGGGCTTAAATTTATTATACCAGATGGGGATGATGCAAAACCATGTAATATATTTGTTGGTGTTGATCCAGCAACTGATTCAGCAAGGCGTAATTCGGATTTCAGTGTTATCATCGTTGTTGCAGTCACTCCAGACAATAATTTATATGTTTTAGATTATATCAGAAATAGAACATTACCTGTATTGGGAGTACCAGGTACTGGCAAAAAAGGAATAGTTGATTATATATTTGAATATGCTAAATTTTATAATCCTACTTTATTTACTATTGAAGATACAACTATGTCAAAGCCTATCTTTCAAGCTATCAGAGCTGAAATGAGGAGGAGAAATGAATTTATTATACCGTTTAAAGAAGAAAAGCCTGGAACTCGTATGTCAAAGCGGGACAGGATTCAAGAAATACTTGCACAAAGGTTTGCAGTGGGGCAAGTTCATATTAAAAAGTCTCAGTATGATTTACATAGGGAAATTATTACTTTTGGTCCGAGGATGGCACATGACGATACGATTGACGCTTTGGCCTATGCGTGTAAGTATGCGCATCCTCCACAAGATTATAAAGAGTCTAAGGAAGGTTGGTATAAGAAAAAACCAAAAGCAAGAAGCTGGGTTACAGCATGACAGAGGAAAGACAATTCAGTATAGAAACTCCAGTAGGATCTATAAAAAGTGATAGCGGGAATCATACATTAGATGTTGTAACTGTGGTAGGAGTTATAGCTATATTATGGGTAGGTAAAATAATAATGAAAAAGGTTATAGACAAAATATGAATGGTAAAGGTGATAAGTATAGAGTAAAATGGTCAAAAGATTTTGAAGAAAACTATAGGAGAATATTCAATGGCTTACAAAAGAAAGGCATCGAAACCAAAGAAAAAAAAGACAACAACAAGTAAAAGAACTAGGAAATATGGAGGGTATTAATGCCTAAATTTGGAAAAAGATCAAAAGAAAGGTTAGCAACATGCGACCAAAAATTACAGGATGTAATGAATGAAGTTATTAAACACGTGGATTGCTCAGTACTCGAAGGGCATAGAAGCCAAGAAAGACAAGATAAATTATTTGAAGAAGGTAAGACTAAAGTCAAGTACCCAAATGGTCGCCATAATGCTGATCCATCTAGGGCTGTGGACATTACTCCTTATCCTGTTGATTGGGCTGACAGGGAGCGTCAAACTCTTTTTGCGGGCTTTGTCATTGGAATAGGAAAAAGTATGGGTGTAAATCTTCGCTGGGGTGGAGATTGGGACCAAGATTTTGAAGTGCAGGATAATAAGTTTGATGACTTTCCACATTTCGAAATACGTGATTAAGCAATTTGTAATATTAGGAGTTTTAGCATATGTGGCAGGATATGTTCAGCATAAAATCAAGGATAAGCCTTTTAAAGGAAACAATAGGCTTGGTGAAATGGTCACTGTTGTACATCCTTGGAGCAGCTCCTACTTTTGTCCTGATTATTGCAGTGCTGATCATGTGCATTATGCACACAATATTGAATTTATATGCGATAGCGATACTATATGTAATCACTACGTTTATTGGAACTTTAAAAAGGATAACACATGGCAAAGCAAAATAAAAGAGTAGGTGAAATAAGGTCTTTATATAATCTAGCTAATAACTTTACTAGAAAACAATGGGAGAATATTAACCAAAAAGGTTATGAATTTGCTCATGATGAACAATTAACTCATAATGAAAAAGAGTTATTAGAAGAACAAGGTATGCCTACATTTACTATTAATAGGATATTACCTGTAGTTGAAATGTTAAATTTTTATGCTACTGATAATAATCCTAGATGGCAAGCTATAGGAACTGAAGGGAGCGATACTGATGTTGCTTCTGTCGTTTCTGATTTAACTGATTATGTATGGGATTATTCTAATGGAGGGACACTTTATAACAATGCCATAAATGATAGTATTACAAAAGGTGTAGGCTATATGTTAGTATCTGTAGATAAAGATGCAGATAATGGAATGGGAGAAGTAATCATACAACAACCAGAGCCATTTGATTTATTTGTAGATCCTAAGTCTAGAGATATGCTATTTAAAGATGCTTCTTTTATTATGATAAGAAAAGTATTGCCTAAATCTCATTTAATAAAACTATTTCCAGGATCAAAAAGAAAAATATTACAAGCATCTGCTGAAGATAATAATAATACTTATACAGAAAGACCTTTGGGAGATGATGATCAAAAATTATTTATGCATAATGATCATAATGAGCAAAATTCATTTGGTATAACTTCTGATGGTGAGATGGAACAACTTGTAGAATTTTTTGAAACATATGAGAAAGTCAAGATATCCTATATAAATTTATTTTATAGAATACCACCTAATAAACAAGAGTTAGAAGCTATAAAGCAACAATGTGAGGTTATGGTCAAAGAAATGGCCAATGAAATGCAAGTTCAATTAATGGAACAACAAGCTAAAATGGAACAAGCAGTTCAGTCTGGTCAAATGCTTCCTGAAAGATACAATTTAGAAATGGAAAAAGCTAAAAAACTTATGCAGGATCAAATACAAGCATTTCAAAAAGAATGTATGAGTAAATTGCAAGCAGAAGCATCTAAAATAGAAAATCAGATTATAAGTGAAAAAGAATATAAAATACTATTAAAAGACCCTACTATAGCAGAAAATATAGTAGATACTATTCAATTTTATGATACTAGAATAAAGCAAACTTGTACAGCTAGTGACAAATTGTTATATGAATATATTTTACCTGATACTATTAAAGAATATCCTATAGTTCCATTCCATTTTAAATGGACAGGGACACCATTTCCTATAAGTGCTGTAGCTCCTTTGATAGGAAAGCAACAAGAAATTAATAAGGCTCATCAAATAATGGTTCATAATGCCTCATTAGGATCATCATTAAGATGGATGTATGAAGAAGGTTCTTTAGATGCAGATATATGGGAAAAATATTCTGCAAGTCCAGGAGCTTTGTTACCTATTAGGCCAGGAGTAGAAAAACCAACACCTGTTATGCCTGCACCATTAGCAAATGCTTTCTTTCAAATAGTACAAGAAGGTAAAGGTGATATGGAATATTTAGCAGGTATATATAGCTCTATGATGGGAGATTCTGGAGGAGCTAGTGAAACATATAGAGGTATGTTAGCTTTAGATGAATACGGAACAAGAAGGATTAAACAATGGATGCATACATCTATTGAACCTGCATTAAAACAATTAGGTGATATAGTTGTCCAGATGTGTCAATCTGTTTATACTGCAAATAAAAGATTTAGAATAATACAACCTTCTGCAATACAAGAAGGAAAGAATCAAGAAATTAATATTCCAATATATAATGATATGGGAGAAGCTATAGGAAAATCTATGGATATCAGTGCTCAGAAATTTGATATAAGAATAGTATCAGGTTCTACTATGCCTGTTAATAGATGGGCTTATTTAGAAGAGCTAAAGCAATTAATGCAACTTGGAGTTGTTGATGATATTGCTGTATTAGCTGAAACTGATATTAAAAACAAAGAAAATATAGTAAAAAGGAAATCATTATATGCGCAACTTCAAGGACAGATACAACAATTATCCGAAGCTGTTAAAGACAAAGATGGCACTATTGAGACGCTTGAAAGGCAGTTGGTACAAGCTGGTATCAAACAAAAAGTAATGCAAGCCGATGTTGAGATAAATAAAAAGAAAGAAGAAGTTAAATCTCAAATGGGCAAGCAATTCACAGAAACAGAAGCAAAACAAAAACTTCTGCAGAATGTAATGAGCAATAATGCCGAGTTAAATAAAGCAAGACAAGGCGATATATTACAGAATATGAAAAACAATTTGCAAAATAGCAAAAAGAATGATTAAACTACAATGGTTTAATTTATCCAAAAGGAGAATAAATGATAGACAACCAACAAGAAAGTCAAGGTAACCCTGAAATAGGAATGCAAGCTGATTCATTTGAACAAGCAGAATCAGCAGTACCAGAATCTACTTCAGGCTCCAGCGATTTCTTTAATGAACTAGAAAATGTCGTTAATGGCGGCATTATAGACAACACTGAGGCAACCCAACAAGATAGTAGCCCCGCACAGGTAACCTACGATAATCAACAAGTTGGCTCCGATAATGTGGAAAGTGCTCAGCCTGATAACAGCACAGACTGGGAAACACGCTACAAAGATAGTAGCAGAGAAGCTGTTAAGTGGAGAGATCAGTATAAGGAAGTAGAAGCTTTCGTACCTGTTCTTGAAGCTATGAAAAAAGATGGTGGTTTAGTAGAGCATGTTAGAGATTATTTAGTTAGTGGAGGTAAGCCTTCTCAAACTATACAACAAAAATTAGATCTCGAAGAGGATTTTGTATTTGATGCACAAGAAGCTATGTCAAATCCAGATTCAGACAGTGCTAAGCTTATGAATGCCCATGTTGACGGTATGGTTCAAAACAGAGTTCAGCAAATGATCAAAACTGAACAAACAAAAGCTGTACAAGCTGGACAACAAAGAATAAAAGTTCAACAAGAGCAAGAATTTAAGCAAAAGAATAATATGTCTGATGAACAATTTGCACAGTTTAAAGAAGATGCAAAAAAACATACTATGACTTTAGATGATATACATTATTTATTAAATAAAGACAAGACAAATGCTAATGTAGCAAATGCTACTAAGCAAGATATGTTAAATCAAATGCAAAATGTTAGAAATATGCCTACAACCGCATCAGGAGCAAATAATCAAGGTAGTAAAGATCAATCAGTAGACAGAGATGTCTTTGATAATATCTTAGGCTTTGATAATAAAGTTGATAACTTGTTTGGGTAGGCTTATATAATAATTAAGTCTATCTCGAACTTAACAAAGGAGATAGACAAATGTCTGACATTCTAAACGTAACTGGAAGTAATTATACTTCTGGTACTTATAATGACGGCAGAACTGGATCCGCTACTAGTTTAAGTACTGGTGCTTTACGAAGAAAGTATAACTTCGGTGATATGGTATCAGAACTTTCTTTAGCGCAAGATCCGTTTTTCCGTTTCTTGAGTAAGGTTTCTAAGAAGCCTACTGATGATCCTTCTTTTAAATTTACAGAGAAGAGATCTTCATACACTAAAAGGTATGGCTATTTAGCTGATTTAAGTACAACATCAGCAGCTATACCTACAACATCAGCTAATAATGGAGCATTATCTCCAGCTGAAGGTAATGTATATACTATGAGCTTTTTTACTGATTATAATAATAACGGTAATCAAGGTAATATATATGGAAAAACAGTTGATTATCATGAAGGAGCTAAAGGTACACAACCATTGTTCTTTATTCCTGGTCAAATAATCAAAGTTCCTCATGCTTCTAGCACAGGAAATTCAACAGCTGGTACTGTTTCAGGATACACTTTATGGAAAGTAAATTCAGTTGATTTGGATTCTCATCCTGATTCTGCAACAGCAAATTCAAGTGTAATTAATAAAGCTATATTAAATGTTACTTGTGTTAAGGGTGCTTCAAGTATAGTATTTACATCTGCAGCAGGTACTACTGATGATACTTCAGCAGATAGTCCTACTGGCGCTGGATTGGGTGCAGATGCTAGTGTTACTACAGTAGCTAAGAGTACTGAATATATGGAAGGCTTTAAATCATATGTTGTTGGTAGTGCTTTTGCAGCTGGTAGTGGATATCCCGAAACATGGCAAGATCAGCCTTATGTAACAGCTACAGGCCAAACTCAAATCTTCAAAACATCATGTGTGATGAACAATACTGATAGAGCTACAGTTCTTAAGTATGAAGGTAATGAGTGGGCACGTATCTGGAAAGAAAAGCTGATTGAACATAAATGGGATATTGAAAATGCAATGCTTTTTGGTAGTCAAAATAGTACATATAATACTACTGAAGGTGCTGTAAACTATATTTCAACATATGGTAATACTTTTAGCCTTGCAATAGCAACTAAAACTCAAGATGATTTCTTAGATGATCTTTCAGCAATGTTAGATCCTAGATATAATAATGCTTCTTCAACTATCTTCTTCTGTTCTACAGAAGTATTTAATTGGATGCATAAATTATCTGGATACTTTAGAAATAATCTAGAGCTTTCTTCTAACTATAGAGCTGATTTTTCAATAGCTAATAAGAAAAAAGTATTCGGTATTGATGTTACTACTATATCAACTGTATATGGAGATATTAATGTTGCACGTAATGTTCATTTAGATGGTACTCAAGTTAAAATGCTTGGTATTAATATGAAATATTGTGCATACAGACCATTAGTTGGTAACGGTCTTAATAGAGATACATCAGTCTACGTAGGAGTTCAAACATTAGAGAACTCTGGGGTCGATCGTAGAGTAGATCAAATCTTAACTGAAGCTGGAATGGAATGGTGCTGTCCTGAGACTCATTCTATCTGGACTTAATAAAGGAGGTTTAAAATGGCAAATCCATTATACGGACAAAATTCATTTGATGGCCATATGGTTAGTGCTAAGTTTTGGGAAAATAAACTTGCTTTAAATTCTTGGAATTTTGGACACCTAACTATACAATTAGCTGCTGATACAACAGAAGCCAAATCAAGAAGTGGAATAACATTAGTTGATGGTCAACTCTGCGAGTCTCTTGGTGTAGCTGACACAGGTGCTGCTGCAACAACTCTTCCTGCTGCTAAAGTAGGCGGATTGACTGTATACAGACATGCTGCTCAATTTGATGGCGGTCAGAATCACGTTATATCATGCGCTTCAGGAGAAACATTCAAAGCTGGGAACTTGAATGTTGCTGCTGGTGGAGCTGGTGCAGGAACTGTAATGTCTCCTAATTACCACTCTGTCAATACTCCAACTGTAGGTATGGCAGGCGGCACTATTGTAAATATAGCATTTGGGAATAATACTCTTACTTATGCAGGTAGTGCAACTAATAATCAAACAATGACTGGTGCAGAATGGGCTTTCTTTTGCGAAGAAGAAGGCGTTTGGACACCTGCTTTTAGAGGCGTTGAACTTGGTGACGGATCAGTTAATGGTTCACTTGCATTCTCAACAGTATAATAAGGAGGTAGACAATGGCTCAAAGTAAAGGAAAATACTGGTTAGCTGGTCACTCAGACTCTGAGATTACCTATGATGAAGTTAAAGAGCTTGCGACAATATCAGAAACTGATTTTGGTGTAGTTAGTGATTTAACAGTTACTGCTAATGAAATCAATAAAGGTGTTGGTATTCATACTAGCGTAACTGCATTAACAGCTGCAGGAGCATTAGCAGCAAATACAACATATCATCTAAATGATACAGATGCTGCGGCATATACACTGCCTGCAGCTGCTAGTTCTACAGTTGGCGATAAGATAGTAGTATTATATATCGCAGCTTTAGCTGATTCGGCAGTTCATAAGTATGGAACAGCAGGTGAGTTCTTTGCTGCTACATCATATGTATTAAAGCAAACAGCAGTTGCTGCTGGTGCTGGATATACTATAGATATAGCAGACGGAACTGGTGACGATTTCTTGAATTTAACAGGCGCTACAAATGGCGGCTGGGGAATTGGCACCAAACTAACGTTTGTTTTCAATGGTAGTAAATGGCATGTAGAATGCGTAGGGGGCAACCAAGGTAATGGTGGTTCAGCGGCTACAGGGGCATTTGCAACAACATAGGATGCATAACAGTTAACTAACAAACTAAAAAGCTCGCTCTCCTGGAATGATATGGGTTCTTCTAGGAGGGCGGGCGCCTTAGGAGATAAATGGCAAATTTTAATTCACAAGTATCAGCTTTAACAGGAATAACAATATCTGATAGTGGTACTACTCCAGACAATACAGAATTAAGTCAATTCTTAAGAGATGGTGTTATAGATGTTACTAATAAAATTATAGCATCAAGACCTCAAGATGCTGATCTTTTTATAAGAAAAACTGCAAGTGATTCTCAAGGAATAGAAATAGGTAGAGCAAAGATACTTACAGTTTTAAGGGAAGCTGGAGCTGATGGAAGTTCAGATGGATCTACTGCATGGAGAGAGTGTAGAAAAGTAAGTGTAGCTCTACAATCAAGAGTAGTAGATAAAGATAGCATACATTATGCATCTCAATATCATCCTGCTTATGTATTAGATGATACTGGTATTGTAAATGTATATCCTGTTCCAAGTAGTAATAATGGTATTGAAGTGTACTATATTAATAATAGTCCAGTAGATGGTAATGGTGTAGCTTTAAATAATACTCATGATGATGTTAAGTATTTTCCTGCAGAAATGGTATATTTAGTAGTTACTTTTGCAGCTATAAGATCAATAGAAGCTAAGATTGCAGAAATTAACATAACAGAGGAAGATAGTGAATTGGCAAGAACTTTAAATACTCATTTAGAATCTTTAAAAGCAGACTATAGCAATTCTTTTGGAAAACCTCCACAACAAAAACAACAAAGAGGCGGTAGATAATGAAAGTTCAAAAATTAATGGAAAGAGCTGGTATGAATCAAACTGGACTAGCTATAGCTTATATTGAAGATGCTTTGGAAGAAATAAATTTAAAAAGCGAGACCCATATTGAAGTAGAAAGACAAGATTTAAAAAAAGATCAAAGATATTATGATATACCTCATAATGCTATTAAAATTATAGATATTAGATGTAAAAATCAAAATAATTCAGAAAATGAATACGAAAGTATACCTAGAAGTATTTATAAGCCTGCTAGAGGAGATAATGATGGCATTTAAAAAATATGCATATTATATAAGAGGTAATAAACTTGCTATAGTAGAATCTGAAAGTAGATCATCTTCTGGATTTAAAGCTGTAGCTCATTGTACTGTAGGAAGCCATACAACTAAAGATGCTTGTGAAGCTGCTGGCGGTCAATGGATACCAAGTAGTGGTGGTAGCTCTATAGGTTCTTTTGAAGAATGGCAAAGTCCTTTAGAGACTATTACAAATGGCTTAGAAATAGAATATGCTTATTCTCCTACATATTGGGTAAGCGATGAATTAAAAAATATGTCTAATAAATTCTGGTTAAATGGATGGACTGTAAAGGATGGATACCTTTCATTTATTAGAAGTCATCTTTCTACTGCTCCTAATTGGGGATCCTCTCCTTATAGCGCAGTAGCAGTAAATGAAAATATACTTATTAAAAACAGCACAAGATGGAATGGTATTCATAAAGTACAAGCTGTAGATAATGGCGGATTAATACAAACTTATACAAAAGTAAACCAAACAGTAGCAGGTGTTACAGGATCTTCTAATATAGACATAGGAGCTGAAGCATTATCTACAAGCGGAGTTGTTTTATCTAAGATTAATGCAAATAATGCTAGCAATATATGGCTTGGTAATATATTTGAGGCTGGTGATTATATTTATATATACAATACTACAACTTTAAATGCAGGATTATGGCAAGTACATTCAATAGATGTTGGAGATGGATCTCAAGAAGAAGAACATCAAATGTATATAAAAAATAAAGTTTATGTTCCTATAGTATTAGATGAATCTGCAGGCATTACAAGCGTAGAAGAAGAATATGTTGATACTAGTCCTAACACTACAGCAGTTGCTAATTCTAGCGCTTTAATATATGGCGCATATAGAGATCATTGTTATTTAGTTAGTGATGTAAATGTAATGGAAGATGAGGACTTTGATTTAGATTTACCACCATATCTTTGTAGAGCTATAATATGCTATATGAAAGCTAGGGCTATGGAAGATCAAGGAGAGTTTAAGGCTAAAGAATATTATATGAAAGAATTTTATAAGAAAATAGATAAGTACGATGGGAGTTTAATTAAGACTATAAGGCAAATACAAGCTCCTAAAGTAGGAATAAGATAATGGCAGATACATTAAGAACAGCAGGAGTTGGAATGGGAGGTTTTTGGATATCTTTTATGGAAATGGTACCACCAGTGGTAAGCTTACTAGTTGGGGTTGCAACATTTATCTATATGTGTATAAAGATATTTAAAGAGATAAAATAGGAGGCTATATGCCTAATGTTAAAAATGGTGTAATAAAAAGAGCTATAGTTACACCAGATAAGCATTTCCCGTTACACGATAAAAAAGCAATAAATGTAGTATGTAAAGCAATAGAGTTAGTAGGACCCGATATCTATATAGATTTAGGTGATACAGGTGAATGGGAAACATTCAGTCCGCATCACTGGAGGCACAAAGAAAAACCTCCATTAGAAGTTTTAATACCAATGTTAAACAAAGAAGTGAGACAGGTTAACAAAGGTATGGATATTATAGACAGCTCTTTGAATAAAGTAAATTGTACTGAAAGGCATTTCATACAAGGTAATCATGAAGTATGGTTGGATAACTTTGTACATAAACATCCATATTTGCCGCAATATGAGACTAAAAAGGCTTTAAGGCTAGATGATAGAGGTTATGAGTATTGGCCCTATATAAGCACTAATAAGCTCAAAATAGGCAAATTAAACTTTACACATGGTGATTATGTTCCTATACATCACGCTAAAAAGCATTTATCAGCGTATAAGGAAAATATTATATATGGACATACACATGATTTACAGAGATTTACAGAGACTGGATTAGGTGGTACTCAGTCAGCATGGAGTCTTGGATGTTTAAAGGATATGAAGTCAGAAGCTAATACATGGCTTAAAGGTAATTTACATAATTGGAATCATGCATTTGCTATAGTTGATTGGTTTAAGAATGGTGATTTCAAAGTAGAGGTAGTAGAAATAATAAAAGGTAAAACTAGCGTATGGGGAGAAATGATAAATGGCTCAGTTAAGTAAAGAAGAAATAGATAAGATTAAAAAAGAGAGGGCAGTTAAGAAAAGGATGATGGCTGATTCACTACGATATTATGTAGGAATACAATCAGTACCAGCTATTATGATTATGGTTGGAGTTCTTGTAGGTTCTGCTTATTACCTTAAGTCTGAGGCTTTAGCTGTAGTTACTGGTTTAGTTTCAACTGTTACTTTAGGTCTTATAAATGTATTGCAACAAATGACTGCACCACCTGAAAAGCCATCAGATGCTGCTAAAGCTAATGAAGCTGCAAACCATTCTCTAGAAAAATTAATGGACTATGTTTTAACTAAAGCTCCAATGAAAGTTAAATTAAATGATAAAGTTGTTGAAGTTGGTGGAGATGGTGGAACTACGTGTGAATTACAGACTGATAAAGATGCAGTATGGGGAAGCGACAAACCATTAAAAAGAGGTAAAAAGTAATGGATTTTACTACTTATCTTACATATGCAATATCCTTTACTATTATTGGTGAAGGATTAAATTGTATGTATCCAAGGATTGAAGAGCATTACGATAGTGAAGGATTAGTGTGTAGTTGGGAAGAAGATGATTTTTATTTAATAAATGATAAATACATCTTAGCTCCAGAAGATTCTACTGATAATTATTTTGAAGCAAAGGCTAGAAAAAGATATTGGAAGAATCAATAATGGAATTATTAATAGCTATAGTGAAGAGTATATTTATATCAATACCTATATGGATATGCTATATAGCTGTTAAGATTAAATGGCGAGAATGGTCAAGCAAATAGGAGAAGTTAAATGGACATGAAGGATATGATAGCAAACTACATCTTTAATGATGAAATGAAAGCTAAAATGGTTAAAGAGTTAAATGAGAATATAAATATACCTATTATCAATGAAAAAACTGAAGGAAAGATAATAGAAGCTATTTATGAATCAGTTGAGGCTGTGGTTAAAGGTGTCATCCTCAAGTAAACTTAAATATTACTGGTATGGGGTATGTACTGAACCGCAAAAGTTCACTACTCCTTTAAGTTCATGTGGGTCTATCATTGTTGAATATACCCCATCCAGTATAATTTTAAGGAAGAAGAATGCCTAAAGATATATTTAAGCAAATAGATTTTTCTGGTGGATTAAATACCCATACTAACATTAGAGATTTAGCTGAAAATGAATTATATAAAGCTGATGATATAATGGTAGATAGGAAAGGTACAATCAGAACTATGGGTGGTACTATTGCTCATAGCTCTAGCGATACTGGTGTACTTACTGTAGATGATTTGACTCCAACTCCTAGCGGGCTTTGGCAGGCTAGTCAAACTCATACAGCATTTTTACAAACAAGTACTAGTGGTAGTGGAGTTGGCTTACGTGTAAAGGTAACAACAAATGTTTCTGGTATTCCTACATTTGAAATAGCAAATCCAGGCAATGGGTATGTTGTAGATGAAGCTATAAGATTTACTGATCCTGGCAGTACATCTAATACAGCTGATTTAGTTGTAGCTACTTTACAAGGTGCTAATTCTACAGTACCAACAGTTACTATAAATCCAGGATATGGTTTACATAGATTTCCTCATGATAAAAGATATGCAAATCTTTCTATAGGAAATATGCTTATTAATAGCTATTCAAGTTTTGATAATGGCACTGATTGGGTTGTTGCTAATGGATTTAGTAGGAGCTCTACTCAAATATTATATCAACATAATGCTAGTGCTAATACAATAGTACAAGATATAGATGGTAAATGGACAAAGACACCAACTGGTGGTGTTACATATCTCTTTACATATCAATTAAGACAAGTAGCAGGAACAATAGATACATTAGTATTAGCTGGTGGTGCAGGATTTTTTGCTGCTGATAATGTAGCTTTAGCTGGAAAAAGTACCCCTGGAACTCATCAAGTATTAGTTACATCTCATGCTGATGTTAATGATGGTAGTTGTGATTTTAAAATAACAGCAACTAGCACTTCATTTACAGATGCTACTTGTGATACTAATTCTTCAGCTTTAAGCTCTGAAGATACTTTTGGAAGTGATCCTCATGTAGTTCAATGTGACAGCACAGCAAATTTAGCTGTAGGTATGACAGTTAGTGGTACAGGAATAGCAGCAGGCAGCACTATTATAAAAATAATAAGTGCAACTTTATTTAAAGTAAGTGCAGATACTACAGCAACGAACTCAAATCAAACATTGACATTTGGACCATCTTTTATAATGGAAGCTTTAGATTTAAGAATTGTAGATCAAACTAATACTACAGATGATTATTTAATACTAGGTGATGCAAGTGGGGATGCAGATAGCTTTGTTCATAGTAAGTATTTTGATGATAACAGCTTAAGTAGTTGGTCATCCACAAATGTATTAGACATGGGATCTACTGCAGGTGCTAAGCATGTATATTATAATATGGATGGAGCTATAAGATGTTCAGATGCATCAGGTTCTAATACAACACAATGGTTAGGATACATAAATAAAGAAAGATATTATACAGGGAATAGACACGCAGCATCTAGCACTAATTATACAACAGATAAAGGAAGTGGAAGTCCTTATCCTGTAGATCAATCATATAAAATTGAAGGTTGGCATACTGGTGATGCAGAAGTAAAAGGGCCTTCTGAGTTATTGACTAATGATCATAGCTCAGAATTTACAGTACTTGCAAGATCAACAGGATCAGGTGGCAATACACATCCAGGGACAGATTTAGATGGATCAGGTGGAAGTAGTACTGCAACAAATTACGGAAGTGTGCCTTCTGAAAAACATGCTATACATGTAAGGCTATATAGTGCTAATGGAGATGCTGATGATATAGCTTTATATACTACTGAAAATGACGAAGGAGCTGGATGGGATAGAGTATGGAATTGTGCTTATAGTTTGATATATGATAATGAAAATCCTACTGGACAAGAATCTTCTTTGCATGTTATTCAAAATAGTAGTGGAGATCCACACTTTAATTTCGATGGAGATACAGCTGGAAGTCTTGGTACTAGTAATGAATTAGGCAATATAATGAATGGAAACTTTACTAGTAATAAAGCATCTATACGTGTGTATACAGGTGTCAATGAATTGAAGTATTGGAATGATAGAATTACAGGTGTAAATATATATATGAGAGAAGCTGGTACAAGTACTTGGTATTTACAAGCTGAAGTTGATTTATACAAAGGCATAAAGGATATGTCTACTGGTACTTATGCAACTAAAGGATGGCAACATGCTATAGGATATTCAAATGGAGCCGAGCAAACTAATCCTGAAGTTTTATATACTGAGACTGAGCCTTTATTTACTCCCTCAGAATTAATAACATATGAAGATAATACTGGTTATGATATAGTAGACCCAAATCTAGAAATAAAATTTAAAACAGCAGCTATATTAGGTAGAAGAGTTGTTATAGGTAATGTTACTATAAAAGATAGAGAAGGTAATGAAACTCAAATGCCTGATGCTATGATTAAATCTAGGCCTAATAGGTATGATGTATTTACTTCAAATATGATAGATGAAGCTTCTATCCAAGATGGAGATGAGGTAGTACATTTAGAATCTTATGGGGATAGAATATTACAATTTAAAAAGAATAAGCTACATATATTAAGTATAGATGCAGATGGTAAAACCACTATGGAAGATACTATTATGTATAAGGGAGTAAAGCATTCTGCTAGTGTAGCAAGAACTTCTCTTGGAGTTACATGGGCAAATAATTTAGGAGTATTTAATTATAATGGAGAAGATGTAAAAGATTTATTTGTCAAAGAAGGAGAAGAAGGTGGAAGAGTTATAGACTTATCTACATGGAAAGATTTTTTAGTTGCAGACAAATCAGATTCAGGTAGTGGTGAAACAGAATTAACACCTATGGTAGGATTCTTTCCAAAAGGTCCACATATAATAGTTTATGATGATATATCTAGTGGTAGTACAACAGACCCAAGATGCTTTATTTATGATACAATAAGTAAATCATGGACAAGAGGATCTCAGCAATCATTAGAAGAAACAAGAGTTGTAGATGCATATAAGACTAATTTTGTTGTAGATGGTAATAGTGATCTAGTTTATGGTGCAAATACAATGCTTATAACTCAAACTAGCAACACTACAGCAACTAGTGATACTAGTGTTTTTAAATGGACTGATGATTCTCAGCATGTTATAGTAGGTGATTTAGATATAAGAACAAAAGATTATGATTTAGGATTTCCAGGAGTAAGAAAGAATATATACAAATTAATAATAGCTTATTCTGGAGGTACAAGTTTAAATGCAGATGTAGTTTATATGGTAAATAATACTGGTAGTTGGTTGCAATTTGATAGTAATTTAGAAGGTGCTGCAGGAGATCATATAGCTGTATTAAAGCCTTCTGCTAAAATAACTAATGCTTATTCTATAAGATTTAAAATAGAATCTGGATCTGTTAAAGTTCCAAGTACATTTAAAATACATGATATATCTATAGTTTACAGGTTGAAAAATATTTAATGGATAAAACTTTAAGAAATAAGTTAAAAAGAAAGCAAGATAAACTAGTAATAAGAAGAGGAGTTCCTAGTCTTTCTGATTTATCTATTGGAGTTCCAGAGTTAAGAGTAACTAAAGAAGGTTTAGTTGAATATGTTAGAGTTGAAAATACTATATACAAAAGAAATTATAATAAAGTGACTAGAGATAGAGGTATGATTAAACCTATATATACTTATGGAGTACATACATGTAATTTTAATAGAGCTGGTACTACTGCTTATATTCCTTTAAGTAGTCAAACTACTTCAGAAGGAACAGCACTAACAGGTGCTAATGAACATTTGACTTTATTAGCTCCATACAATGGTCATATAATGAAGATATTGTTTAGATCAGAGAATGCTATATCGGATGGTACTACTCCATTAAAATACGAAATATTTGAGCAAAGTGATGGCACTGAATTGCCTGTAGCTAAGTCTCCTGTTTGTACAAAACAAGAGATTGTAGATTTGGCTGCAAACACAGTACATGAAATGAAATTAGGTACTATGGATTCAGGTACTAATGCATTAACAAAGGGAAAGATATATTCTGTAAAACTTACAACTCCTGATAATATGGATGATACTAATATAACAGTAGTATATAGATGGAATATAGCTGAGACAATAAAGACAAGGGGCTCTGTATCAGCTCAAGATCCAGAATTAAATACAAGCAATAGAACATTTTAAAGAGAGGTTACAATGGCAGGGAATAAATATGAAAGAAAGTCTAGCGGTCAATATTATGCTAAGAAAACAAAACATACTTCAGATAAAATAGATTATTTTCAAAAGCTACAAGATTATATAGAGAATGCAGGATTATTCCAATCTGCAGGGAGTTTATTTACTACACTAGCTTTAAATTATCTTATTCCTGGTGGAGGTTTTATTGCTCAAGGAGTTAAACAAGCTGGTGGTGATGTTCTTGGAAAATCAATAGGAAATCTATTTGCTGGTGATATGCCTAAAGACCCTAGATTTAGACAAGATTTGCAATCTACTTATGAAAGCTCTTTAGATCCTTTGAGTACAGAAAGCTTAATAGGCTCTAGTATAAAAGGAGTTGGAAAAGGGATGACTTCTAAATATATGAGCGAGTTAACAGGTGAAGCACCAGGCCCTCTAGAACTTAAGAAGGTGTCAAATATAAAAGAAGATTTGATGTCTATATTTGGTAAGGGTGGAAATATAGATGTAGATAGATTACCTTTAACTACTGATACTGCAATGAATGTAGCAGATAGAATATCAGGAGCTAATGAAAATATTAAATTTAGCGGAATGCTGCCTGTTAGAGGGAACGAATCAACAAAAGATTTAATAAAATTTAAAAAAGATATATATTAAGGAGGCCTAAAATGAATATGAATTACGATATAGATCCTGGAGGTGGTGGAGATTATACTGACCCTAATTGGGGAGGAGGTTCAAATTTACCAAATCCGCTTACTGGTGCAAATATGCAACAATATATAGATGCTATATCAGGCTATATAGAAACTGGAACTATGGATGCAAATATGCCATATGAAAATTGGGAAGCAATATATAAAAGACAGGAAGAAGGTACTTTAGATGAATTTCTTAAATCATGGGGTATAGAAGGTGACCATCCTATAAAACCATTAGATCCTACTATGTGGGCAGCTAAAGAAGATTTATATGGAGAGCAATTAGAAGGAATTGAATTAGATAGACAAACTTATGTTGGAGATTTAAATAAATTATTATTTCAAAGAGAAGGCACACAAACTGACTTTGGTACAGAATGGAAAAATTACAGATCGACTTTAGATACAGTATATACTGAAAGTGGTATGGCGAAAACAGGGGGAGTATTAGAATATCTAGATCAAGCAAAAGATAGTTTGTTAGGGGATTATGGCGAAAAAATGAAAACTAGTGCTATTAATATTGCTGGTAAAGAAAGAGATATAGGGCCAGGATTAGAAACTAGGGCGGATACAGCAAGAATTACATTAGAAGATTTTATTGCTGGTGAAAAAGATACTCAATTAGATAAATTTTATACAGATATTAGAACAGCATTAGAAAGCGAATCTGCTGATGATGGTGGCGGTGGTGGTGGTGGAACTTGCGTTCTTTCCACTGCAGCATATAAACAAGGATTAATTAGCTCTAGTCAAATGATGCAATTTGTATCTTGGAGATTAAAAACACAACACAAGGAATTTTTAGGTAATGTTAAATGGTTAGGCTATCAAATGACTTGGAAACCTGTGGCAAATCTTATGTTGAAAAATAAGCGATTTGCAAAATTAATAAAGCGATTTATTTTAGATAAATGGATAAATGTTATTAAAGGAAAAAAGTCTCATAGAATAACAAAGTTCTTTGTAGAATATACAAGTGTTATTGGATTTGCATTAAATTATAGTAAATGTATGAAATTAGCTGCTAAATTTAAATCTAATCCTAGATTCATATTAGATGAATATAGAAATATTATTACTAAAATAGATGGAACGGACAAAGCATATAAAAACTTCAAAAGAAATATGAAAGATTAAGGATACATTAATATGGGCTATAAAAGTGATTTAAAAGAACTGATAGATGATCTTCCTAAGCTAATGCAACAATATAGCATTGCAATGGCTCAATTAGAACATAACAAGCAGATAAGAGAAGATGAAAGAGAGTATCAAGCTAACCTATCTTTATATCAAGATGCAAAAACAGAATCAATAAGAAATGAAAGACTTTATAATGAGACTAGACAAAAATATCTAGAGACTGGATTAAGTCTTGAAAAATTAAATGATATGTTTAAAACAAATAAATCATTAAAAGTATTAGATGATATTAGTACAGTTAAAGCAGATGATTATGCAGCTAGGGCTGACTATTATAGCGATCAAGCTATGAATTTTGCTACTAAAACTGATATTATGAGTGGTGTATTAGTTGATGATGTAAGAAAAGCTAAGAATATAATGGCAGGTGGAGCTGGGCCTACAGGAGGTTCTGATCTTACTGGATGGGATGTTCAAGATATTAATATCGATGCTTTTAAAGCATTTTATGGAGAAGATGCTGTAACTCCACAGGTAGAAGAATATTTCCAAGCTAATCCAGGATCTATCCAAACAGCTTTATCTACTTTGCAATCTACAGACTATAAACAAAAAATAAGTGAGCAAAAATATAATTACTATAAAGGAAAAACTGAAGGATCTGGACCAGACAAATCACGTGATTGGTACAAACAAAGAATTTCAAGTGCCAAAACAACTAGTGGTAAATCAATGGTTGATGCATATAATTTTGCTGCTAATGATGAAAAGTATGATGATCTTCCTGCTAATCAAAATGAACCATTAATGCAATCTGCAACGCTTAAAGCAGATATTATGCAAGACTTATCAGTATTATATGGAGTGCCTATTAGCGATTCTCTATATGATGAATATGATATGATGTTTAAATTGGCAGCAGGATCTAAAATGGAAGGCAAATATACTCCAGGAGATTTTACAGCTTATCATGAGGGAGTACAAAAAGCATACGAACATTACAGTAAGGCTGATAACAAAGATGAAATACAGCAAGTAGCTCAAAGGATCTTTGGATTCAATGGCTTATTTAAAAACTTTGCAGAAGCAGAAAATGTATTATATACACAATCATTATTATATGACTTTAGAAATGAAGGAATTTTAGATGAAGGCCAAGTTGATGATACAATACAAGAAGATGAATTTGATAGAATAATTGGAAATTTAGGAGCTGAATAATGGATAATATAACAGCTTTATTAAAAAGATTTCAAAATATTTCATCTTATGACAAGAAGATTGAATTTTTAGAATCAGGTACTTTGGGTGCTAAAAGCAAGATGCCTGTAAAAGAATATATTGATATGGTGCCAGGATCTAAAGAAATTATAAATCAGCATTTATTAGAAACTGTTGCTATAGAATATGGAAATCCAGAATCAAAAGCTTTCAGTGTATCCACTAAACATACAGATGCTAAATTATTAGAAACACTAAGGCAATTTTCTGAAAATGAAAAAGCATTATCAAGGTTTAATGATGAAACTTTAGCTTTAAATATGGATGAGTATCAACAGCAAAAATCATTAGATTCTTTAAAAATAGCCAATTTAACTGATGCTATAACACAACAAAGAAAAGAGTTTGATGAAAGAAGTAAATATTCACTTTTTAATATTATCCCAGGAGCTCCAGCACAAGCAATTCTTGGGTTGACAGATATATTTGCTTTAAAAGGTCTTGAAAATATAGAAAATAGAGATTGGTATTGGGATCCAGAAAACCAAGAATTTGGATTTGCAAATGAAGGTATAAAAGAAACAAAGGAATTATTAAGAAAGGCTTATGATTCAAGAGATTCAACGAGCTATGAATATGCACCTGAAATAGAAGCCAAAGAAGAGTATAATGCTCTAATTAACAAACAAGCAGAACTTGGTACTATATTGCATAAAGAATCTGGCGTAGGGAAAGTATTAAAAAACAACCTTTTAACGCATGAACAATTAGTTAAATATTTAGAAGAAGGGGCTAAATGAGCAGTCAAGATAAAAGTAGAGATGATATAACTTGGGAAGTAATACAAGAAAGATTAAATAGAGAAGAGATTGCTCCTGAAATAAAAAGAACTACTACAGGCAGTGCAGTATATGACTTCTTAGGACAAGCGCTTTGGAAGGCTGCTGATGAAGCTTTACTTGGTATACCTGGAGCATCTGACGTTGCAAAAGAAGAAATATATAAAGGTGAAGATGTAACAACTATGGAGGATATGTTTTCTTTAGGATTATCTCCTGGAGTTGAATACGAAGAAATGACAGGAGCCGCTAGAGCTGGTGCAACCGTAGGTCAAGTTGCAGGTATGTTAAGTCCATTAACATTAGCTGCTAAAACAGTTAGTGCAGGAATAAGAGGTGGAAGTAAATTACTTATGAATGTTCCTGGGCTAGCAAAGGCAACTTCTGTTGAAGATTTAATAGGTATTGCATCTAAAATGCCTTCAAAGAAAGGTATAAATTTAACCGAAACCCTTACAAAGAATAAAACTAGAAAAATAATAGATGATGCTTATGATGTTCAATCTGATTCTAATGTAATAAATGCTATAGAAGGTAATGTTTCTAGAGAAGTATATAAAGATGTATTTAAAGAGGGTATAAAAGAAAATATAACAGATATATTAAAACTTGGAGATGAAGAATTAGTAGAGGGTATTGCTAAAGAGACTGTAGATATAGTAATGAAGAATAATCCTGATGATGCATTTGCTATATTACAGATGCTTGGAAGGAAAATCCCAGGAGCAGGACCTAAAACAGGTGCTATATTAGGAGCAGCGGCATATGATGCGGCTATTGGATTTGGAATGGCTTCAGTTAGAGCTGCATCTAAAATGGCTCAAACTAAAATGTTTGGAGTAGATTTTAATGAAAATCAGCAACCTTATTATACTGGTGATTACGATATAGATGCAGGAAAATCTTTTAATGCATGGTATAATGAAGCTATAACAGAAAGTATGTATTACTCTGCAATGGGTCCTATATCATTCTTAAAAGGTGGTACTCAAGCTAGTCATTTAGGTAGGCTTGGCAGCTTGGTTAGAAATTCATTCAAATCATATTGGAAGCCTATAAAGGATTACACAAATAAAGAATTAAGATATCAATTAACTGCTATGGATGAAATATCAGGAAAATATCTAAGTACTAATTTGGGTAAGAAATTTACAAAGAATGCTGCTGGAGGAGGTGGTAAACAATGGTGGGTAGATGCGACTGATGAAGAAAGCACAAAAGCAATGAGAGAAATGTTAAGTGCTGCTAGATCAGAATTTGTATTAAAAGCTCCTGCATATTGGGCTAGAGAATTTACTACTGATATGATTGCATCTTTACCTAGAATGTCTGCTGGTGTAGTAGCTATGAATGCTCCTAGAATGGCCATGTCTTTTAATCAAAAAGGATGGTCTATGGACAATGCCTCAGAAGCATTAGGAGCTACAAGGGAAGAACAAGTAGCCAATATATGGACAGCAATGTTCTTTACCAGAAAGCCTCATAGTTTTCATGCTAAAATGGATGGGAAATACTTTAACAAATTATTTGAAACAGGTAATATAGAAAGATATAGTAAATTTAAATCTCAACAATTAAAAGAAATAGTAGGAAGTCTTAAGACATTTGGAATAGATGATCCTATTGGTTTGAATGAAATAGTAAATGCTTATGGAAATTCTAAGCTAGATAATTATGCTGAAGGTAAAAATGTAATAAAAACAACCTTAGATGGCAGTAAAGAGTTTTCAGAAATAAAAGAAATTATGTCTAAATTCCCAGATGATGGTGGTGTAGCAGGGGCTGATTTAAATACATCGTTCAATAAAGCAATGGCTGACTTGGTGAAGGATGGCAAATTAAGCTATGATGAAACTTTACCATTTTATGAGAAATTACTAATTGCAGAGAAAATATTAAAAGAATATGATGCTAATGGTGCTGAAGGAATAAATATAAATAATTTAACTCCTGACCAAGCTATGGAAGTAGTAACTAAAATATCTTCTATAAAGTTTGATGGGACTAAGTTAACAGCTAACAATTTATCATATCAATTAGAAGAATGGATGGATAAAAGATTATCTCAAGCTATAAACATTCCTCAACAAATACAAAGAGATTTTTTAATAGATGTAATGGAAAAGCTAGACATAGCTTATAACGATGAAAATGGCGTAATAAGAATGCCTGATTTGTCTTCTGTTGATTTTGGAGATAGAGTTGTAGATGAAGCTATATCAGTTATATATGGACAAGGACTTAAAAATAATTGGATTCAACCAGGAGATCCTATATCTGTAGATAAAGCTATGTTATCTCAAGAAAATATAGCTATTGCTCACGATTCATGGAAAGGTGCGTCAGAAAGATTGATGAGTCATAGTTGGGGAGAGAATTGGCAAAAAAATCAAGAGCTTGATCCATTTATACTTGTAAGTGATTCATGGGCTATACCATATAATAGAGTATTAAGGCATAAACAAAGAAGAAATGCATATGAATTATTAACTGGTGGAAAAGAACATGGAGCTCCTCAAAACGATGCAAGAGATATTTTAAATGCTATAAATGCAAATATATTAACTAAAGGTGAAGTACAAGTATTAAAACCTGAAGGAGATGCTGAAAATTATGGAGAGATAGCTTTATTTATTAAAAGATTAAACTCTTCAATGAAATCTTTATATCCTGACTTGAATACAAAAAATCCTAGAGTTATTCAGATGGATAAAGCTCAAGCATTGGTGGAGAAAGTAAAATCAGTTACAGGTGATTTATTTTCAGATAAGAAGATGCATGATGAATTTAATAATTATATAATTCAAAAGTCATTAAGAAGGCTTGGAATGGATGATTTAGCAGGTGGGGTAGATACCAAGGCTAGCTTAGTCACATTAATGCAAGATATAACCTTTAATTATCAAGAAGATGGGTTGAAGCCTGTAATGCCTAACTATGGCAGTGTTTCTAGGAAATTACTTTCTGCATATAAAGGTAATAAAATAAGTGAATCTATGTACAATGCTTTAGATAAACACTACAAGCAATTAGTAGATAATATATCTAAATCAAAACATCCAGTAGAATTTAAGGATAATTTAGTAGAAACAACTACAGATGATTGGATAACTTCTTTGCAAAAATCATTAGCTGCAGGAGAGGTAGCTATGACTGATTGGGCTCAACCAAGAGCTAAATCTATGATTATGAATTTAGATGGATATCTATCTAATATGGATCAAAAAATAGGCATAATTAAGAATATAGAACTTGGTGTTGATAATATATCAGATAAAGCTAGAACTAAATACGAAAAAGAATTGCAGCAATTATTAGATGATCGAAAAGTTACTATAAATTTAAAGCAAACTATTAAAAGTGCTCTAGATCAGAATGATCCATATCTATTAAGAGCTATTAGCAGAAAAGATGGCGATATAAATGATATATTTAATAGAGTAGCTTATAATCCTAGAAATTCAGATAGAATGTCTTATATGGAAGAACTTATTAGGGTTAATGAAGATATAAAATCTGAAGCACAAAAAATAGTTATAAACGAATCCAATATTCAAGACTTCGTTAAAGAAGAATTAGCAAAGTATGCTGATAAAATACACGAAAAAGATGTAAATGATAAAATAATGAAAATAACTACAGCTCAATTTGCATCTAAATATAAAATACCAACAAAGAGTTTAGATGAAATTTTTGCTATAGATAGAATGGGCAAAAAAGAAGCTAAAGACTTAAAAGCATTGGTCAATGAAATATTAGGAGAATATGCAATTACTCCTGATAATATTAAAAATCCTGGATTGAAAGCCAATGTATTAAAAATGATAAGAACATTGGAAAATCAACAAGGAGAAGTTGTTTTAGATGTTAAAAACTTTGAAAAATTTGTAGTTGATCCTTTGAAGTTTAGAATGCAAATAGCTATAGATGATTTGAAACCAGAAAATAAACCTGGCTTAGATATGATAGATAGCGATGTTTATGCCATAACATCTAATTATTTTTCTAAGATGCCAATAAAAACTCTTAAAATAGATTTGACTAAGGGGAGACCTAGATTAATACAAGGATATAAAGTAGTTGGAGAAACTGACAATAGAGGATTTACAGGGCTTATAAAAGCATTAGATCCTAATCAAAGCTTTATTTATTTAGCTGAAACTAGTGCTATAAATTCTGATGGAAATGTTATAAGAAATATAAACGGATTTGGATTAAATGATATTAATGCATCGTTAGATAGTGGTAATATGAGAATTGTTAATCCTCAAGGAAAAGCTGATTGGTATAAATATCAAGATAATACAAAAATACACGATACAAATTATGATCCCCCTTCTCAGCATGAAACATATACAGCTATACCTATGAATGAATCTACATCTATAATAGTTAGAACAGATAAATATCCAGGATCATTACATGAAAATATTAAAGCTCAATTTAGTGCTGATGGTAGATTATTTAAAATTCTAGAAGCTATATTAGATGGAGATATTACACAAGATAAATATAGAGCTATAAATGATAAGCTTTCTCAAATAAGAGATGTTTCTGGAGACAATGCTTTAGTAGAAGGTATAAAGCTTGCAAGAATGATATTAAATATGCCTTCTGCTATAGAGCGTGTAGTAGGCAAAGGTGCTATAGATTTAGATCATGACTATATTAAAGATAGATTTAAAAGAGACAAGCTAAATGAAACCAAAAATGGTTATGTTCCAACTGATAGCAATAGAGAAAAAACAGCTATGATGTATAGAACATCTCAATCAGATTTATTTAAAAATGTATATGAAGATGTTAAAGATTGGTTAGAGCCTCAAGCTAATGGAGAATTTAAAAAATTAAAAGTTCTTTCTATAGATGACGAGGCTGTATTAAGAGACAATAATGATAATATAATAGGAAATATATTTAGTTCATTAGATAGATCTAGAGCTCAATTAGAAAAGAAATTTAATGATGGCTTAATAGATGATACTCATAGAGATAAAGAAATAGAACGAATAGAGCAGACTACAAAATCAATAGTAGATGGAGAAATGTATGTATCTAAAGATTTCTATTTAGCATCTATGGCTATGATAGGTCTACATCCTGATATGGTTATGACAGATATGAATGGAAAGGTTACAGGCTTTAAATCAGGAGCAATAAAGCCTACAATAACACATTCTAAGGTATCCTATGAAGATGCAAATAGTAGTGATTATGGAAAGGTTGAAGAATGGTTTGCAAAAACAGCCTTTAAATATAATCCATTACTAGATGATATACTTTCAGATTTAGGAATAGATGCTCTTACATTTAAATCTGCTAATAAAATAAATGCTTATAAAGGTAGTAAAAATGATCAATATGAAGATAGGTATGCAGGAGTTGCTGGCACTACTGATGTTAATAAGCCTTGGCATGAATATATAAGTCAAGCTGGTAGAATTACAAATGCAAATAGAATAACAGAAATTCCCCTTGATGCTATGAGTTTAAGAACTATATCTAAGCAAAAAGATCCTTTGGTTGGAGCAAATGCAGCAGTGCATATGTCTAATGATTCTGGAGTATCTGAATGGATAGGTGTGGAAAAGAAACTTGCAAATTATAGACAAGGCGTATCTCATATGTATAGCAATGCATATTATAGAACTGGTTTAGCTCAAAAAGTATTAGGAGCTAAGGCAGAAACAGGAGATCCTTCCGTTGTTAATAGCGCTATAAGCTCTATATTGACTAGAGGTGGCCTTGTTATTGAACCTTGGGCTCAAAGGAGGCTAGAAGATAATCTTATCGGATACTACCTAAATAATGGCTCTATAGCTGGTGGTATAGTTAAGGATGGTTCTTTAGATGTTATGACTGCTGATATGGGAGATTTAGATATTACAGTTAGATCTGATCTAAATGATAGGCCTGTAGTTCAGTTTTTTGGTGAATTTTTACCTTCTTATTATGCCTCTCAGAAGAAATTTATTCATAGCACTAAGCCTGAATTAAATGGAGTTCATAATGTTATAATACAAAGAGTTGAATATGAACCTGCTAGTGAATTTATAGTAGGTAAAAGAGTAGCAGATGGATTTCTTGTAAATATAAAAGGAGAAAGATTTTTACAAGTAGAAGGAAGATATATTAATAGTAAGGGTGAATACATAGACATTGATGATGGTAGAATTTTAGCTAAATCAGAATCACTTAAAAATACATATAATAAAGCTGTTTCTAAGGAAGATGCTGTATACAACTTAAAAACAGGCGATGATTATTTGATAGATAACCATACAACAATAAATGATGCTAATCTAGTTATAAAAAATTATGATAAAGATATGGCAATAGGAATGTTAAATAGTAGACAGCCTAGAAATATGATGGGTGATATAGTTATAAGCAAGATGGCAGTCACTGGAGAAGGCAATGACATGAGATCATATGTTGATAGAGAAGCTGGAAATGTTAGTAGAATGAATCATTCAGATGCTATAACTCCACAAGACGCAGATTTTGATTTTGATAAATCATTTAATTATGTTGCAGCTCCTGGTAAATTTTGGAGAGAAGCAAATAAATTGTCTGGACATATTACAGGATCACAAACAAATCCTTCTAGTGTTCTAAATAAAATATTTGATCCTAATGTAGGAATAGGTGAATTTGCAAAAACATTGCCTAATCTATTTGAAGGTGAATATACAAATGATATGATATTGAATGAAGTTAATATGGCTAGGGGTCAATTTATAAAAATGCATCAAACAGCTACTTATTTAGCAAATATGTTTAGAGAAAATCCAGTAATATTGACTCAAGAAACTAAAATGTTCAAAGCGGCAAAGACAAATATACAAATAAGATTTAATTCTAAGTATAACTATGTAGCTACTGTTGATAATATATCTAATCTTGCAAAAATGTTTATAGATGTTTACAAAAGACTTCCATCCAAAGCTAATGTTAAGCAAATAAGAGAGATTCAAAATCAAGTATGGTTTGGTAAGGATGGTTTATTCCAAGTTGGATACGAAGATACTCCTGGAATGTTCACGCTTTTAGATAAAGTCGATATGATGGATTCTAGATTTCAACCAGCTATAAATGCTATAAGAGCAAGGATAATAGATCCTCTAAATAAATATTTAAAATACAATCAAGGAGTAGAGACAGATGCTACTGGTGTTGATAGATCTGCAAAATTATCAAGTTATAATAATGCTTTTGTTAATTTATATAGAATGACATTAGATCCTAGTAAGAATTGGGGAATACCTCCTTCTATTAATATGGAGCCTAGTTTAATAGCTGCTAGAAATTATTTTAATAATTCTAAAAATTCATATGACATTGCTATGCAAGAACTTCATAGAACTTATGAAGATTTAAATACTTTAAAAGGGCAAGGAGCTTATGGAAAAGGGTTCTCTATTCAAGACCAAATAATTGATTTTATAGATAATGGATATGCTGCTGTTCAAGGAAAAACTGATGCTGAAAAACACAATAGATTATTTAATGCTGCTTTAAGAGAATATGTTGGAGATGAGGCAAGATTTTTAAAAGTTTTAGAGCTTAAAAAGCAAGAAAGAGATTTGAAATTTGAGATAGATAAGTCTAAGAAATTTGAAAAAAGTGTTGAAGAGTCTGAAAATTTAAAAAGTATGAGGGCAAGGCTATCTAATATAGAAGAGTTAAGAATAGGGATGGAAGAATCTATTTCATATATGATGGGGGAAGATCCAATTAAGCCTAATATTCCTATTTTACAAAAAAGAGCAGAAAAATCAGGAGCATTTAAGAATAACAGTAAAAAACCTTTTGTAGTTATAGGCGCTGATGGCAAGATAAAAGAAGTTATAAGGCCAGGAAAATATAATATTCAAAATATATCATTTAAAGATAAAGTAATACAAAATGGTAGAAGATTTGAAGCTACTAATGGTGAAGAACAAAAAGGATTAAGAACTTTATTTGAAGCTTTTGCTGGATTACCTACTATAAGAGAAGGAACAGGTGATGAAGCTATGATAAAAACACTTTCTTCCTATGAACTTAATAATGGAATAAAAGGTGAATATAAAAGTATTCAAAAAGAGCTTATAGAATTAGGTAATGCAAAAGAAGTTGGTAGGTATGGAATAGAAGATTTTGTGATACAAAGAAGAGCTTTGTTGTATGATAGACTATTTAATGATCCTGAGATGACAGATATAAAAAGAAAAGCTTTGATAATGAGGATGTTAATACCTAATATATCTAATAAAATTGTATCAATGAGAAGCGTTAATGATGGAAATCAAAAGAAAGCTGTATATGACTATGTATTTTATGAAAATGGATTAAGTGAACCTGTACTTGGATTGCTTTCTAGCTTGTCTACAGGTGAATATAGGCCTGATGGTGGATATAATGATTATGCAAAAGATGTTTTAGATGATATAAACTATTTAAAAACAGCTCATTATACTAAGGTTCAAAATCCAAATATAGATGCTCAAATACTTACATCTAGAATGTATACAGAGCCTGCTAGTATAGATGGGCATATGACAAAAGAAACATATTTAACTCAAGATGTATTTGATATAAGAGAAGCTGGAAATGATATGCAAAAAAATGCAGCTAGAGTTATGATAGAATATGCAACTACTGATAAACTTATAGATCCTGTTATATTATATAAAGCTCAAAAAGCATTAGAACCTGTACTGCCTGTAGACAGACAGTGGGGTACAGCTGAATATGCTACTACTGAAGATGGAAATGTAAGGCAATATGGAGTGAAGAAGTTGTTTGTTAGTGAGCGAGACGCTTTAAGACGACAAGACTTAGGTGATCGTGGCGGAGTACAAGAAAATACTCAACAAAGAGTAAGAAATTTAATAGATTGTTATAGGAGCAAATAAATGAGTGCTTTTTTATGTGGATTAAATGCATTTGCTAAAAAACTAGAGGGTGATGATCAGTGGTTTAGTAAATTAAAGCAAAAAGACAAAGATATAATAGCCAATAGACTTGATAAAATATCTTACGATTGGGATAAAGGTAAATATAAGAATGTTAAAGATGCTAATTGGAATAATTTTGAAACATTTGAATGGCTTTGGAAAAAATACACCCATTTACCAGCATTAGATCCATCTGAATTTCCTATAAATTATAGACATATAAGAAAATTTGAATTAGGATTGAAATATTATGATTCATTAGTATCAAAGCCAAAAGGTATTTTTGCATCTAAATTTCATTTACCTAGAGCAACTATGAGAAATATCCCAGAATTAGCTAAATTTGAAAAAAGGTTAGTAGATGAAACTTCATTTTATAGAGATTTTAGTACAAATGCTAATAAAAATATCAATGAATTTCTTCAAAATATGAAAGTATTGTCTCTTTCTTTAGGAGAAGAGTCTTTAATAGGCAAATCTTTTAAATCTGGAGGTCAAAAAAAATTAGCAAGACTTCAAAAAGAATACGATGCTTTATCCGATCAATGGTTAAGCACTGAGAATCTTAAAACTAAAACATCTGTAGCAGCAAAATTAAGAGCGAATCAATTAGAGATTCAAAAATTTTATAAAGATGGATCAGGTAAAGCTTTTGAGTTAATGAATGATGTATTACAAGGCGCTGATATTGCTACAATACCCAATTTAAAGCCAAAACAAAGAATAGCTTTAGAAAAAATGAAATCTAATTATATTCAGATAAGAAAATCTACATCTGTTAGTCTTGTAAGGGGATTGCAAAAAATCAAATCAATGGCCAAAGATAAAGAAAATTTAAAATGGGTTGATGGTACTATAGATAAGGTATCTGCTTTGATAAAATCTATAGAATTTCAAAAGAATATAGATGAGAATAATAGAACTATAGACTATAAGGATATGCAAAGCAATAGAGACTTTATAGGAATGGGATTTGATGTTAAAGATATATCTACTAATAAAAAAGTAGCTTTCTCTCCTCATTATATGTCTCATTATACTCTTGGAATGATAAAAACATTGCAAAAAATTGAAACTTCTATAGATAGAGGTGATATGTCTTTAGATGTTAAGATTAAAAATGAATTAGATAGTTGGGATGGAATAGTTAATGTAGCAAAGCCTAGAACTGCTTTAATGAATAATATATACAATAACGATCCTTACTTCTTTCTTAAAAAATATGCAAGCGATGTAGGTATATTTAATTATAGATTACATGTTAAAGACAATTTTAATAATGCTGCTAATAAAATTATAGACGAGCATTTAAATCCTGCAAGAGAGGCTGGGAGAAAAGATCTGGAAGAAGCATCTATGGATATGTTGCAATTAATGGAAGATGTTTATAATGATGTGTATACAATAGATCCTAGAAGGGATAGTACAGTAGAAAATATAATGAGAACAATGCAAGCTGTTACATATTTTAGATTAATGGGAGGAAATATAAGATCTGCCGCTAGAAATGGTACTCAAAGAGCATATGAGTGGGTTCATTTTGGATTTAAAGCTGCTGCTCCTTTTGTTGGTGATTCTGCTAGATTTTATAAAAATGTAGGTGGAGCAGAAAGCAATCAAGTTAAAGTAAATAGACAGAAAGTTAAATATGGGTTGCAATGGTTTAATGGAAAAAATATGACATCAAACGCTTTTGATTCTTTAAAAGGTGAGAATGTAAAGATAAGTGAAGCTAGTAGGGGAGCTTTAGAAGATTCATATATGAATAATAATGAAATGTTCGTAGATGAAAAAGGAAATTTACAAGTTAAGCATGGAGATAGTTATCCTGCATTTACTGCTAGAGTTTCTAGTAATATAGCTAAATCTGCAGGTGGAATGCATAGAGTGGTTGAGGATTGGAATAGAGGAAGAACATTTGATGTGGGTTTTGCCTTAGCTCATGGTAATTTAGAACAGACTAGCTCTACTTGGAGAGCGCAACAAATCTTAAAAAGATATGAATCAGATATTAAAAGTAAAAAAGGTGATGACTATATAATAACTGAAAAAGATTTAGTTGAAAGATATGGAAAAGATGCAGATAAAGTAATGTCTAATTGGATAGAAAATAAAGCTGGCGAATTAGCTTATTCTGGAGTGTTAGATTTGCATTTTGAATATGCTAAATGGAATAAGGCTAAAGCTATACGTGTTACTGGAAAAGAAAGTAAAGCCACAATGATGGCTAAAATGGGATTAGGTCAATTTGCTCATTATAGATTTAGTATGACAGATCTAATGTATAAATGGGGAAAAGAAGCTGGACTTTCTGCTAGAGCTGGTGATTTTACTAGTGAAGAATTTATGAGGCCTATGAGATTTGGTATGTTACAAGCCCTTATATGGGGTGCTACTATAGCTGGTAAAGTTAATCTTCCCAAATTAATGCCTAATGATGTTTTAGAAACAGGAGAGACATTATTATTACATGCTGAAATACAAGCTATGTTACATTCAGGCAAAATAACTGAAGAGCAAATACAGACTATAATTGATGACAAGAGTAGAAAAGCTCATTTAAAGATGGAACATGGTGATATAATAAAGAAATATGTAAGACAAACATTTGGACAGAAAGGTAAATATTTTCTTGGTCCTAATGCTCCAATGATTATGAGTGCATATGAACTTGTTGCAAAAGCAAATTTAGATGGCAATGTAGATCCTAGAACAGAAGAAGCTTTTGACACTGCATTTAAACATATGACTGGAGACAGAAGAGAGGAGCTTTATTCTAAATTAAATATAATAAATGCTCAATTAGCCAGGACTGTTGCATATACAATTCCTTCATTCTTACAAGGCAGTAGCTTTACCGATTTAGCATTCTTAGAATTAGGATTATTTCCAGATAAAGATCAAAGAAATATGAGTAAAATTGCAAGAGGTAAGATTCCAAAGCCTATTAAAAAATTCTTTGGTGTTAAGGATAAGAAAAGAAAGAAAAGAGATAAATTCAAAGGACTTGATGAATTTGAAAGACAAGCAGCTATGGAAGCAATGTCTAGTTTAATAACATAGAGGGAAGCAATGCTCCCCCCTATTTCACTTTAATTAACTAACCACCTAGTCTTCTTAGGAGTTTATCGACTGCAATTAGAAGCTTATCAATCTTCCAATCCAATCTGTTAGTATTGTTATTGTCGTGTCGTTTTTTCTTTATACTATAGAGCTGTACTTTATTCATCTATCCTCCACCATACAATTTCCCCAATGCATATCAAGCCAATCGGAAAATCTCATTATTATTAAAGGCTCTCCTCTATCTTCTTTACATACTACGGCATCTACATGCTCTGTAGGTATAAGATAAGAAGCTATACTCTTTCTGCATTTAGCTTGTATTTTCATTTTAGGATTTACGCCTAAAGTCAAATCTACTTCTTCATGCATTCCTAACGCTTGACCATTAGATCCCCACGCTCTTTGAGATTCAAATCCTCTGTCTTTAGCTATCTTAACTATTTCTCTTTCGAATCTATTTCCCTTCGCTTTGCTTTTGCTGGGCATCTTTAGCCTCCTTTATTTTATCTTTGATGAATATATTTAATTTATCTGCATCACCTTTCATCTCTAAATAAGCTGCAAATGATGTATCTAAACCTTTTAGAAATTCAGACATTTGAGATAATTCTATTAATATATTACTAATAACAGTTTTTATCTCATTGTTAGTAGGTTTCTTTTGCTTCATATTCCAATCCTTCCTCTTAATTGAGTAATTAATGGACTATGTTCACGTAATATTTTTTCTACTTCATCTATCCTAGATTTAACCTCTTCAATAGATTTGTTAAGTCCATCAATATCTAGATTATTAACTTTATTTGAAACAGCATCTAATGATATTGTTACATTGATAATCTTTTCTTCTAGCATTGCACTCTTATTGTAAAGATCTTCAGTTCTACCTTTGTAATCTTCTGTAGCTTTATCTTGTATCTTTTTTATTGCTTCTTTTGTAGCCATATTTTAGTCCTTTCTTCTATGACATCTATTAGTTTAACTTTATTTTTACTACCATGTTCTCTTTTAGCGCATGAAGTACATATTGTATACTCTTTATCCGTATCTACTATATGTGGGACTACAATATATCTATCTGCAAAACCTGAAAAAGAACACATGTAGCAATTATAATACTCTTTAGATAGTTTTGCTACTATCTTCATTTTCCCCATTCCTTATTTATAACTAGTTTTGCCATTACAGCATAATTAGCTATATCTATTAATGTATCTTCTATAGATTCATTTTGAGGGTCTTTATTATCAAGAATAAGATTCATTAGTCTTTGAACTTTATCATTCATTCTAACTGTTAATCCTATCATTGATCTCTCTACATCTCCATCTGTTTCTATAGTACGACTACCCATACCTATATTGGTAGGTCCATAGTCTGATTGTTTCTTCTTAAACAGCTCAAACATTTCATCGGTTATAGATTCAAATGAGTCACACATTCTTGGATATTCTTCTTCCACGTCTGTGTTTCTTTTCTTCTTCATTATTGCTATTCTATCTCCTATTATTTCCATTACCATATCCTTTATATTTTGAATTAGCCATTATGTAATTGTATATCCACCAACATCTACCATTGTCAGATGCATTATTAGCCATCTTTATAAATCTAGATGAAGCATCTTTGCATCCTGAATATTCTTTGGTGTATATCTTTTCTTTAGTATATCTATGCTTAGGTTTTCTTTCAGAAGATGAAACTTCTCCTTTAAATACATTTCTACTCATCATCTACTCCGTACATTTCATCGTATTTATTTTTAAGTCCTTCTAAATAAGCTGGATTAGATTCATAATGAATGAGCTTTAATATACTCTCTGCTTGAGCTAATCTTTCTTCAAGTGTATCTACTCTTTCTCTTAAGTTTTTTAATCCTGCTTCATAGTTATCACACTTATCTTCCCAATCACCTATTTTATCTCTATACTCTCTTTGTCTTACTCCCATTTATTCTCCTTTAAAATTTGAGCAGGCAGCTATTAGGTAAGTTGCTATACTTATTATGTGCTTTAAGGTATGAAGCGTACCTGCTCGTGTGAAAGTTATAGGACTGGATATGCTGGTATACGTCATGCATATTATCTGAGGTTAATTACGCCAGTCTCCCGCCAGTCCTTTGGTACCAATTTATGATACAGCTCTACATAATCCATCTACTATAGATGCATTCTGATTGTAACTAGCTATTGTAGGTTTATCTTTATGCCACAATATATCTGTTGCAGCATTCAATAATCCCCAACCACTAGTTTCTGAATGATATTGTCCATGAGGATCGGAGAATTTATCTACGATATTTCCCCATATACCAGAAGGTATATCTGAAAGATGATCATGTCTTATCGTTCCCAGTCCTTTCATAGTAATTCTTAAGTCATCTAATTTTCTTAGATTTCCTATCATACTGTTTAAACTACCTTCAGAAGTAGAATTTACAATATTAATAACCTTATCTAGATTTTCTTCCCAGCCTTCACTATTAGGTTCGTGCTTAAATCTAAAGGTATTAAAGAATTTCTTGCTCATCATTCCATTGGTACATATTAATCTATATAATAACATTGAAAATCCAAATGATTTGCTACCATCATAGCTATTCCAAAACTGAATACCTAATGCTAGGTCATCACCTTGCTTTATATTTCCAACTACACTATTTGATTTTAAAGAATATATATATCTTCTACCATCAAAGAATGTTTTATCTTGCTCAAATTGTATATTTGAAGCATTAGCTACTTGATCTGCAGCTTCTTTTACTTTGCTATTAGGTAATAACATATATTTACTACCTACAACTCCTGCCTCTTTCCAGTCATTTTCTTCTCTATACTGGACAGAATAAGCAGAAGATTCTATACCTTGATAATTTAAAGGTACTTTGCGTATTTCTGCGTATGGGTTCTTCATTTTAACCTTTCTCTGAATAGAGCTATATGCCCTTTATCAGTTCTAATTTCACACTTTTTTTGTGTAAGTTTTTCTAATCTAACCTTTTCCTTAGTTAGCCAATCAAAGGCAGGTATAAGGTTTCCCCTATACCATATCCTTTCATTGACATTTATCCATTTTGTTATCTGTATCATCCTATTTTAGCTCCTCTAACTGGAAGATTAACATCAAGATGTTCTTTCTCTCTATTTGCAGTGCTTTCTATTCTTAAAGATCTAATAAGATTGCTCTCTTTTTCTTTAAATGGAGTTATAGATAGTACTTTGTTAGCGTTATAAGCTACTCTAAATGAACCTTTCGCTGAAGCTATATTCATACCTTCTTGAAAAGCTGATTTAGTTATTTCAGATACAGCAAATACGATAATGTTATTCTTTACAGCAAGCTCCATTAATGCTTGAGAAGCTTCCTCTACTTTCATGTTATTATCTGATTTTTGACTTCTTAACAAGCCCATATGGTCTATAACAACTATCTCAGGCTTTCTTGGTAGTAACATTATACGTTTTTGTAATTCATGTGGGAAACAACTGTTATAATCTACAGTTAACCAGTCAAATTGCTGACTTATACCATTAGCATACTGACTATAATGTGCTTTTAACTGTTCTTCATCCCAATTATTCTCCATCATTACAAATCTCATCCACATTTGACGTGGACTCATCTCCATTTCTACAAAATAAGTGTTTCTTTTGAACATATTTACTATATTCTGTAAGAACATTGTTTTCATAGATTTAGGAGGTGCTT